TTAGGTAGGACTGCTGATTATATTTCAGGCATAAAAAAACCAGCACTGAAGGCTGGTTTGATTACTTCAATAAAGAAGTTAATGGTGGCGATACCGAGAATTGAACTTGGGACCCCAGGGTTATGAATCCCATCACACAATAAAAAAACCAATAAAAACAACCTCTTGTAATTCTCATTTACTGAAACAATAGCTTAAAGTTACTACATTGCACTACGCTAGTGCTTTACTGTAGCTACACTTTTACTACATCAGGTAATAAACAATTTTAACAAACAAAACTAACGAGAAACTGCGCTTTAGCTTTTTAAGTGGTGCGGGGTGTCTGGTTCTTTATGGGCGCTAAGGCCGACAAGATGCACATGGTTTAAAACCTCTTTTTATTGCATTTTCTTTGTTTTTAAACCTGATTTCATTTTCTGCTGATACATTTCTCATCAATCCGCAAGTAGATTTGTGAAACACCCTTTCTGTTGTCATTTCTGTTGCTACATACACGAATATTTTTTTTGCTTTTGGCTTCTCTTTAATTATTATATTTTTGGATCCGCATTCTGAACATTTGTACTTTCTCAAGTTACTACGAACTTCATCAATATTTGATACAGATAATTTCGATGTATCTACGTGGTGACCGCAACCCTCACAGAATAAAAAGTATATTTGTTTATTTTTCGCCATAACTCTAATGAAACCTAATGCCAAATTCAGTGGCCGTTTAAGGGGGCAGTTTTTGCTGTAGCAAAAAAGATGACGGTTTTTGTGTCAAGTGGATGCGATTATTATACTTTTTTGACAGACACAAAAAAGCCCGAGTCAACGGGCTTTCCAAGTTTGGACGTATAAATATATTTATACCATTTAGATCATTGGTCTATCATCAGAAAACATTAAAGATACACTCTTTGTAATAACATTATTCATATTTATCCCCTTGACTTAATTCTTTTTTAAATTTTGTAATCAATCTTTTAAACTCATCTTCACTGCTAATAGTAATGAAATCTTTATCCTTTTCCAAGCAAGTTATTAATCTTTTTTGCTCTTCAACTGACTCTGCATATTCCCAAGATTTAGATATTGCATTATATATCTTAGCTTCCGGTTGATCAAGGAGAGCAAGATAACAGGCTAAGTTAAAATAGCCTACTCTTGATGGCTGTAATTTAATTGATTTTTCAATATATTCTCTCGCCTTTTGAACATTATGAGTACGCTTTTCACAAAAAGCAAGTAAATTATATGCTTTGTAATCACCTTTTGTCACCGATAAATAATGGTTTTCAAGTAGCTCAATCGCATCAGTATAGTATTCACCATTAGCATAGCTATCTGCTCGCAACAAAACATTCTCTAATTTTATTTTATCAGAGTCTGATTCTATAGCGTCCACACGCTCCTGCCTCTCTTTACCTTCTTTTTTCAAAGAATCTACTTCATGTTGAACCTTTTTTAAAGCGGCATTACTAACCAACGATATAATAGGAAGTCCTGAATACCCTCCAATAACACTTATAGCCGCGATATAAAAAAATGTTTTTAAGCTTTCAGCTAGGTTGTCACTAACATTTAATACATGATTAAGCTCAAGGCCAAATACCCCTATCATCAGGGATATTGCTACAATTGCACCGAAAACACCTATAAAAACATGTCCAAACACTCCAGAATTAACCTTTTTACCGTTTAAAATTGGTATTTCATGGTAATCATCACACTCAAGAGCTTGAACGAAGCCACCTGATCCTCCACAAATCGCAATAATAGAAATTAAAGGCCAAAGTGAAACTATAGTACCAATATCTTTAGATGATGCTTGTGCCGTACTGATTAGCTGAATAACTCCTAACTCAAATGCACAGCCAAGCCCAGTTATAATTACTGCTATTAAAAGAACTACTACAATCATTTTAAAGCCTCTAAATATTATAATGCTGAGCAAATTTCCTATAAAGCATTATACACAGGCAGTACGCATAATAATCAGATTGCTTTTTTAAATAAATACAAAAAATTCTAACTAAAAAACCGAGGGTATAACAGGTGCATATACGGAATGCCTTCATATACGAAATAGGCAGGATTCTAAAGCATGGCATTTTATCATACTTATATATCAAAAACTTACGCTATGGTTTTGGCATTGTTATGTGATTTTATAAAGCACAATCCCCAAAGCCACCCCTGACCACAAAAAATAATCATTGGGTGTTAGTATTCTCACCGACTGGTAATTCTCCATCCCAGCTAGCATGAGTGACTTGTTAGCTTTTTTCACCATATACTAATGGTCCTTTTTCTTTAAAAATCAGTTCGTAACGCTTCTCAAAGCGATCTTTTGAAATAAAATATGCTTCAACAAACTCTGGTATGTGTTCAAAAAGTGCGTCTGTCATAATCTTTAGGTGAGTTGAGTCATATTCACCTAAGGATCCAGGTTCCCACGTGCTTTTTATATCAGCTTGAATTCTCATATGTAAGTCATGCCTATCATTAATAATATCTACAATTGTTTGATATCTATCTTGTAAACATGATATTCCGTGTAGTGTATACGGATCATCTGTTGTAAGTAAAAAAGAAATACTTGAAATATCCACTATGCATGACTCACTTCTAAATTTAACTGGAGCTATTACTTCTTCTCTATATGAATGCTCTTTAAAAGGCAAGAGAAAATCATCAAAGAACTGCATTATCCCTTCATACTGCTTGTAAAGAATATAAGCAGAAAGCCTACACCGAGACTTTTTCTCTTCTAATAAATCAATATTTTTAAGCTTCCGATTAAACCCAAAAGCTAGTAATGCACCGAAAAGAATACTTAGTACCGATATTAATAGTTTATAAACCAAATTTTCATGCATTTTATAGATTTCCTGAGAACCTAATGCCGCAAACAATTAGGTGCTGATAGTGTGGGTCAGCTAACGCCTGAGCAAATATATCAAGATTTAATCAAAGCTGGCCTTAGTGTTCTAACTAACTAACTAACTAACTAAATAAATAAATAAATAAATAAATTATTTATTTTTTCCATCAAACCTAAACAATAAATACGAGCCGATGACGATTAATGCGCTCATTAACACTGACTCTCTTGTTATATCCATATCGTACAATCCCCACCACCAAGCGTAACCAATCAACAGCGATGCTGAAATAGAATAAAGAATACTTAATTCTTGTTTGAATCTTAGCTGATATAAGGTTGCTGGCATAAATCCTGCTGCAATTGGCAGGAGCTTAATTACAAAATTTAATATATTATCTAGCACTAAACTTCCTTTTATTGATTTACTTGCGTTAAGCAATGTTTAAGCCAACAATAATACCTTGTATTAATAGCAGTGTCTTTTTTTCGCTGCGGCATATCACCTACTTATTATCATTTAATATGGCATATCACACACATTACAAACAAGTTGGATTCACATTAATAGAAATGATGGTTGTTTTAACCATTATGGTTGCTTTAGCAGGAATAACAATCAAATCTACTAATGACATGGCCTTTCATGCTCGATATGAACAAACTCAGGATATGGCAGATAGAATTAAAAAAGCTATTGCGGGTCATCCGGGTAGATTAGTTAATGGGCAACCTGATGTTAATGGTTATGTGGCAGATATGGGAAGAGCGCCTGAGTATTTAAGGGATTTATTGCAGGCTGGGTATTGCCGGACAGCCTTAAAAGTTTACGTTAGTCATACCAGTGACGCTAACTGTACTGGCTTGAATGTTTGGGAATGGGCTGTCAATTCTCTTTGTCTAAAAAACTCCGATACTGATAGCGTTAATGCTATTAGCACTAAAGTTGATTGTGACGCAGAAGCTTTGCCTCATACGTGGATTGGTTCTGACGTTGACGCAACAACAAATTTAAAGCATGGCTGGAACGGCCCTTATATTGATACTATCAAGCCAGCTGACAACAAAGGAGCTTTAAGTGATGGCTGGAAGCGCGAAACAAATAATGGTGATAATTTAGATTTTAATTATGGGTGGACAATAGCTAATGTTGGCGGCGTATTTAGTATTGAAAGTTATGGCAGAGATCAAGCTGGCGGGGTCAATGAATGCTTCCCGGCTACAACTGATGAATATGAAAAAGATTGTGTTACAACAATTGCACAGGGAGAATATACAAAGGACATAGGCACATTGAGCGTTAAAGTTTTTTCTGACGACGTATCAACCTCTTCAACAGGTGTTTGTACTGTTGTAGATGGCACCATATTAACCAGTGCGACTTGTAATTCAACATCTAACCGGGAATGGGATGCAACATATAATCAATGCGTCGATACAGACGACACAATGCCTGCAGTCACGGACTGTGTCGATAGTAATAGGCGCTGGGATCAATCATTAGGTGAATGTACTCAAACCCTACCTGGCACAACAAATAACGACTGTATTAATACAGTGCTAGGTCGATGGAATTTTGATACAAATGCGACTACATCACAAGATATATGTGCAAAAATTTTCTATCGCATTAATGGTGAAATAGCATCTCCATTAACCTCAGGTATTAAGCCGGTAACAAGAAATGGAAGTCAGCAAGATGTTATTTTTAACTTCGGGGCAACCAATATTCCTAACGGCATTAATGCTATAGGATTATATATGTCAAACGTCTGCGAAATTGATGCAACCGGAGTTATAGACCTAGCAATTACTGATGCGCCAACATGTACAACCGCCGTAGGAAAAACATGGACCACTTGTTCAAGTGCAAATACCTACCCAGCCGATCACACAATCAAACAAGTAACCTTCGCCCCATATAAGGCAATCAACAACCTAGTCTGGTAATAATATTATGAAAACAAAACAAGTCGGCATGACTCTCATTGAATTAACGGTTGTTTTACTGATATTAGTCGCACTCGCAGGGCTAGCTATTCCTTATGTTAGTGGAGTTAGTAGCGCAAGCTTATGTAAAGCAACCGATATTAGTATGGATAATATAAAAAAAACCATTATGAATGGGTTTTATATGGATACTCTGGGTCACTTTCCTAAAAAAACCAAAGCTGGAAGTGACTTTAATTTGACTTATTTAATTGATAATACTGGGTCTGAATTTACCGCTTTCAGTCCCAGCACAGGCTTAGGTTGGCATGGGCCGTACATTACAACAGGGATTAAATTATCCACCATCACATCTACGTTTAAAGACTCTGGAGGCGCAAGCTCTCACGTTCATGATGACTTAACAATCTCACACTATGCACCATTCGATGGCTGGGGAAATCCTATTATTATCCAAAAAAATACTACCAATGGCTTTAGGCTTATATCTGCCGGGCGTAATGGAGATATTGATACGAAAATTAGCGATGACCTATCTAGCGGTGATGATAGAGTTGTCTACCTTAACAAACCTGCGCCAGAAACTAATAAAAGTTGTGATGAATAAATGAAGTTAAGCCCCAGTTAAGGGGCTTTTTATGGATAAAATTTAATTAGAAAACTGATACTTATTAGCAATATCTCTATTCCGCTTAGGAATATACATACCGTTTTCAGTGTTCTTACTTCTGCGATTTTTCCCTTTTATTGACTGGATTACATTCTTCATTAAGATTTTTCTATTTGGGTTATTTTTATTGAAGGCTTTAATTTCATCCCATATAGATTGAAACTCAGAAATATCTTTATCGATTCGAGCATTAGCAGCAGCAGACAATAAACTACTTCTACGCTTATCACGTTTCATTTTAACTCGACTAATGGCGTTATTCTGCGCATAAACTTCTGAGATTTCAGAACTCGCAAACCCCATAAGCTGACCAACGCCTTCCGCAATACTATAATCCTCTTTTATTTTATCGCCACGCAAGTTTTCTACGCCATCAATAGAGTATCTTAGCGCTTTCATGCTATCTTTAATCGCTTTAGGCATCATGGTTTCAAGCGCCCTTTCATTGTGGCCGTCAGCTAAGTAGCCCATAGCTCTTACTGGGTTTTCAATTAACAACCCTGACATTGGGCCAAGTATTGTTTTAGCCCAATCCCACATTTTGCTTTCACGCTCAAGCTCTCTATTCGATCCTCTCACCCATAAATCAGAAGCAGATAATCTTCCGCTCACTGAGAATGGAGTAAACGCATCAACAAAGCCTTTTGACATAACATGACTAAATTTATTCCCCGTATCTTGTGAGCCGGTAATATCGGTCACAAGGTCGGCTAGTAGTTGGCGGTAATCGCCTTCTACATCGTCAAACTCGTCATCATCACCAAATACATCAGATAATACTTGAGCCATTCCCATTGCCACGCCTGCCATTGGCATTCCTAGTGTGCCTGCCACTGAGAATTGCATGATTAACATGCCACGCAATGCCTTTTTAGCTTCGGCTTTTTCTTCTGGCGTGCTGCCTTTATATGCTTGCTGAATAGTTCTTGCATAAAGGTAGGTTAAATTTTGTGAGTATTGCTTAAACTGAGTAACAACCCTGGCAACATTTCCGCGCATAAATCTAGCTCGGTTTGAACTGGTGTAATCAAAATGCGAATCTAGCACTAAATCTGCCGCAAACTGAACGGCCTCATTATGATTCATGCCTTTTTCTTTGCCTGCACGATAAGAAGCTAAGGCGGTAATTTCTCTATTCATACGCTCGGCATGGTGAAAACCAAACGATAAGACGTTCATTATTTTATGCTTACCGGTATTGGTTAAAATACCTTCATCACTTAGCCCGGCTAAATCATGCGCTAAAGTAACATCAAGTAAGCCACTATCAATCCAATCATTAAATGCCTGTAACTCATCACCTTTTAGCTCGCCTTTAATAGATAGGCCGTTAATTAACGAATCACCTTTTTTCTTTTTAAGGTGCATATTCTTGCCAAAAATCTTAGTGGCTTCAAGCATGTACTTTGATGCTTTACCCCAGCCAACCTTAGATGCAAGTATTGGTAATGATACAACAGGTGTTTGCGTTAAATTCACCATAGCGGCAGCCGGGGTTAATCCTAAGAACCACGCAAAGCCTACGCTATTTAGTTTTTGCGCTAATGGATGCACTTTAGGGTTCATCATATCCTTGTATGACTTCCTTAGTTCATCAAGCGCATTGACCGCAAAAGTTCTTTGATCTGGCTTAATATTTCTGGCTAGCTCTAGTAATCTTTCTGTTTTATCCGCAAGCTCATTAATAGCAGCATCAGAATAGGATTTTTTCCACTTCTTAAACTGCAATAACATAGCGGTTTCATCTTCATCAGTAGAGTTAGATAAGTCAGTATTAATATCGTCCATGCTCATATCGGCATTTAGGTATTCATTAATCCATTCGATTAACTTTTCTGCTTTAGCTCGCTTAATTTTGCTTGATGCAATATCAATCACTTCTTTTGATTCGGTCAATGTTTCCTGTAATTTATGACCAAACTTTAATTTAGCTAAGCTATTTGCATCATGTAAAGATTTTTTGGCGAAGGCTCTTAGTTGATCCTGGTGGAAACCTTTCGTTTTCTTTCTATGGATAAAATGTTTTCTTGCGCTAACATCTGGCAATGAATTTAAGTAAAGCTGATACACGCTATCACGCAAATCATTTACCATAGGCACATCACCAAGCCCACTTATTAAGGTATCAACCTCGGTAATAAACTCAGCACTTACTCCGTCAACTTCGGAAAGGTTTTCCAACTGCTTACCGCTACCAAGAATATTAACGCCATCTTGTCGCATTTGCTGCTTAAACACCTCCTGCTCTGCTTCACTCTCAAACATATTGAAAGCGGTATCATCCCCGTTTTCAGTTTGTACCCAATAATCCCCAAACCGTGCTAAAGGAAAGTAAGGTGCTTGTGCCTGTAATGATTCAAACTTTAAGCGTAATGCAGCGATTAAGTTCTTCTTAACCTCTGGGCTAGCTTCTGAGTCACCTATTCTTTGCTTTAATGCTTCAAGCGTATCTTCAAAGTGCTTTTCATGGTGATTTCTTGATTTTCTGTAAATACTCGCAGCATCAGATGATTTTTTAGCTAACTTATTAAACCTTGCTTTGATTTCTGGGTACGCTACTTTGCGCTTTTTCTCAAAAGCAATCATCATACGAAGCTCTTCTATTTCCCTAAACATAGATGCTTTGTTGTCACCCGCTCTTCCGCGTATTTTTTCTTGAATAGCTTTGATTTTATCGTTAGCTTCATCAATATCAATCGCTTTTACATAATGCTCGGCACCATCAACGCCAGCTATTGTTGAGTCGTGCATCAAGTCCGACATTTCATTGCTGATTTTCTTATCCAGCTTAGCCCAATCAGTAGCAATCTCCCCTGCATCAGAAAGCCGCTTATTTTTCTCAGTGTCCATTGCATGTACGTTTTTAACGTATCGGCCTTTAATTTCCGGCAAGACCTCTTTAGTTAAGTCGGCTATTTGTCTTAATGTAAGCAAGCCAAAACTTTGAGCTTGTGCGCCGCTTTTGGTTCGGCCTACTGCAGTTTTAATGTGGTCAGCTACTTCTGATTCTTTTATGTTGCTTATTGCTTCACTAGCTTTTGAGTATTTAGGTGCTTTAGATGTAAGTAAGTTCTCATTATCTTTGTCAACCTTAGCCCCATACTTAGCCAATGCTGATAAATCGGCAGGCATGATATTCTTTGGCAATAAACCTTGCCTGATTAAAGCAGCTCTAACAGTGGAGATTAAATCCTTCACCCACTTAATCATGCTTGCGCTTAATGACTTAGGGTTTTGTTCGTAGGCTTCCACTAGATAAGCCTTAAACTCTGCTAATTGGTCAGCTTCATTGGTTTCTGCATCAATGACACGTTGGTACGCATCTTTCTCTGCCTTAGTACCAACACCTTCGCTTGCCTGGTCAAATTTATTGGATAGCTTCTTGTCCAGTGCGCTTAGGCTTGATTGAAGTTTCTTATCGGTAACTTCTGCACGATGATAAAGCTCGTGTGAAAGTACGCTGTTTAAGTTACCAGTATTAAGATTATCAGCAATAAGCGTGACCGTATCGGTATCTTCATCGTAAAATGCCTGTGCATCACCTTCTTTATGAGACTGTACTATTTTAAGCTTGCCAGCATCGACTAGCTTATTTACGCGCTTAGGCAGTAGCTCCCGTATTTTTTCTACGGTGCTGCCTGATTTGTTGTTTGATTTAGAAAATTTAGGGCTGCTCTTGATTTTATCTATGCTAACAACGCCATCAACAACATACTTATCTCTAAGCGATTTAATGTGGTCTTTATGCTCGGATAACTCATTACGCCTCGCCTCTCTATCACCATCAAGAATTTTTAATTCTTCTTCAATATCAGCAATACGAGTAACATTTTTTTCACGCTGGGTTTTCATGCGCTTTTTAAAGTCGGATAGCGCTTTCTTGCGTTCAGCTCCTTCCTTGTCTTTATATTCTGGCGTTGGCCGATCATCAATACTTTTATTTGCTATTTCAAGCTCAAGCTTTTTCTGCTTGGCTGAGCGCAGTCTTTTAGCTAGATTGCTGATTAGCTTTTCAATATTATTAGTTTTGCGTGAAGCAAATTCTAAATCACGCTTAACCTCCAATACTTTCTTTTTATCAGGGTCTTGCTCTAATTCAATTGCAGCATCATAAGCACTTGGCGCACCTTCTGTTGAAACATCGGCAGTATCGTTATTCTGATCTTTCCAGAACACATCATTAAATCCCTGCTTATTCGCAATAATACGATCACTCATATCATCGAATGTTCCAGGCTGATTAAATGTATGTACGGTTACTTCTGCATTTTTATTGCCCTGCCTTACGCCCCGGTTATTTCTTTGCTCAATTTCATCAGGTCGATAAGGCTTATCTATTTGGTATATGTCTGTGGTATTAACCTGTAAATCAACACCAACACCAAGTTTTGATGTGTTGCCAATAATGACTTTAATATCGCCTTTATTGTAGGCTTCGATAATTGCTTGTAAGCGTTCTGGCTTAGGGCCGCTTTTAACAACTGTACCTGTTGCAGGATTTACATGCTCACCACCATTTACATAAACGACTTGCTCAGGCTTTAATCCTGTTGCATTCAGTATTTTATCTCTGATATTGCTATGAGTTGATCCGTTATTGCCTGCAAATTTTAGACGATCTAAAAAGATTATCTGTCCTGCATCTGGATTTTCTGCCGCTTTATCCGCAACAAGCTCAACTGTTTTGGCAATCTTTGAATAATCAGCGCTGGATTCTTCTTTGAATAAATCACCCTCTGTAAATAGCGTACTCTTGCTTGTTGGCTTATAGAGTCGAACATCAATACTTGCATCACGACCTGCCGAGTACATTTGAATCATAACTTCGGCATCTTCTATCTTATTGCCTTGCATTAACTGCTTACCATCTTCGATAGCCTGAAGCAGGCGAGCTTTAATATCATCAAATATTTCAGCCATCGTATCGCTCATGCGCAATACGTGAACCTTATCAATCTGCTTAGGCCGCTTTAAATCTTTAGCTGATTCTGGCGAGCGATAATCGACGTAGCGAGTGATGATTTTTTTCAGTGCATCAATGTTTTTAATAGCAGTAAGCTGTGAATTCATCTTCGCTTCACCGGCAAGGTTCATTTCCTCTACTTCTGAAACCTCTAAAAATTCACTAACAAAATCAGAAACATTATCAACACCGTATTCATCAAGGATTTTAGTATCAAGATGATGTAGCAAGGTCATTAGCTCTAATGGCTTATTAGGTGTTGGTGTTCCTGTTAATAGGAATACGTTATTGCCATTATTGTTCTCACTAATATAACGAGTCTTAAATCTAAAGTCATAAGAGCGCGAACTTCCAAGTGTTATTGCTATGGGGTTTGCCTTTGTATCTGGCTTGCCGTCTTTGCCTTTGGGGTACTTTAAGTTAAGTGCAACATTAGCACCTATTCCTCCCTTTGCATCCGCAGACTGCATTCCAATGTTCTTATAATATTGCACTTCATCCGCAAAGATTCCGTCAAAGCCTAGCTTCCCCATATCAAAACCAGTCTGAGCATCATCTTTATAGGCGCTTATCATGGTGTTTCTTAGTAGCTCAACTTTAGCCACCCTCGCCTCTTTAGCTTTGATCTGGCTTTTTGTTAGGCTTTCATCATCCACCTCTAATCCAATCAGGCTCTCAGTTAATTCACTAATGTATTTGTAGTGCTGTGACTTTGGTATGGTAAATTTTTGCGCTAAATTAGTGCTAATAAAGGTGTAGTCATATCGGCTATTGGTTAAGTCATTAACCATTTTCTCTTTATCGGCTGCATTCATAGCCACCCAGTCTTTTACTTTTCCTTTATTTGGCCCAGATTTATATCTTGGAAATTCAAATATTTTAGCGTTAGGGTAAAGCTCTCGTGCCGTTTCCTCCCATTGGGGGATTGTATTAGCAGGCACGATAAACAATGGTTTTTTAATAACACCTTTCTGTAATAATTGGTCAGCCACAATAATAGCGGTCGGTGTTTTACCTAAGCCTGGCGCAAAGGCCAATACGCCTTTTTTGTTATAGATAGCTCTTTCAGCGCCTTCTTGCTGGTGCTGCATTAGCTTAAAGTCTTTGCCTCTAAATGTTTCAGGTAGATTTTTTAATGAACTTCCATCAAATATAGGTGCGGCAAAAAAGTTTTTAATACTATTATAAGCATCCACAACCTCATCTTTTAAGCCATCATCAAGCAGTTTTTGTTTAATAAGCGGGATAACTTCATCATTAAGCGTTGCCTGAGCTGTTTTGATTTTTGAATTATGCTCTTCTTCGGTGTCATCTTTATGCTTTTTAACAAGCGGCTCGCCATTGATATACTTATTAAATAAATCAAGTAATGCTCTATCTTCAATCGCGTTACTGCCTAATAAGATAGTGCCATCGTAAAGCTTCTCTTCGCCCAATGAGCTTTTTGCGCTAGGTGGTAACCATGCTTCTTTACCTGTAATTGTTATATGGTCAATAGGAATAAGCTCAGGCTTAGCGTCATCAAGTTTATTTTCTTGCTTAATTCTTTGTGCCGCTGGCTTAACTCGCGATAGTTCATCTAATTTTTTATAGATATTTCCTGCGTAATATAAACGTGAGTTTTGTAGTTTTGTTTCACCTAAACGAGCATAGCTACCATCATCTAGTAAGCTTTGAATATCATCCGCACTAAGTAAATCATCCTTAGCGCTAAGTACACCATCAACATCTTCAAGTGATTCAGCTCTATCAACTAAAGGCGAGTCTTTAGTAACTTCAATTTTACCGCTATCTTTAAATCGCACTTGCTCTGTAAAAATTTCACTTAAATTAAAGTCTTCATCGAACAGTGATAAATATGAGTTAAGTATTTTGTCGGCTTTTTTGCTTTTGGCCCAGGCTTTTAATTGCTTGTCTTTGTGCGGTGACTTTTCATACTTATTTTTGTATTCATCAACTAATTTTGCATCGTGCTTATTGTCAATCTTATCTAATAAAGCAAGCTTATCAGCATTGATTCCCTTTAGTTTGTAGCCAAAAACACCATGCCCTTCAATATCAGAATAGCTAATAACTGTGTCGTAAAAGATTCCATCACTAAAGTAAGGCTCAGACTTATATAGCTCAAACACAAGCCCGTTATCATCTGCATATTGCTTGGCTTCCGCAACATCTTTAAACTGGCTTTTATCTGCTTTTTTAGTTGTCGTGTAGTCCTGCTTCTCTAATTTCATCTTAGAATAATCAGCATCACCAGTAACAATCCATCCAACCTTACCCATTGATGTTTTATTTTTACCGATACTTAAATCACCAAGTACTGAGTCCGGGTAATCAATAAAGTATTTATTTATTTTATGGCCATCTTTACTTGCCACATTAACAAACGACTCATTTTTTTCTGGCTGCTTACTCTCTACTCCATCAGGGCGCTTCTGCAAGAAAACCACATCAATCATTACTTCGGTACTAGCATTCGCTTTCTGCGTACCCATTGGCAATCTAAACACACCTATCACGTCCATCTTGTCGGTTAAGTGCTTACGCAACCTCTGAGCCTCGCCAACGCCATCCATTGTGCCTGTTGATGTCATAAAGGCCATGACACCATTAGTTTTTAATTTATCAACTGATTGTGCAAAGAAGAAATTATGAATTGCTTTAAATGCCGGCTTAACGGTTGCAGCGTGTGCGCGTGGTAAACTTGAGAATGACGCAAACGGCACATTGGAAATAATAAGATCAAAGTTTTTTCCGTTAAAGGTTTCGTATGATTCGTTTGATACCTTAGCATCAGGATATAAACGCTTAACGACTTCGGTATTAGTTGCATCAATATCAACTGCCGACCAATCAGCGTTAGGAAGCATTCCAATAAAATTTCCACTACCTACTGACGGTTCTAAGGCTTTTTTGATTTTAATGCCAGCATCTTGCAAAGCGCTGTACATTGATTTAATTGTTGTGTAATCAGTATAGTGCTGGTTAAAAATACCAGCACCTTTATCAACCGAGTCTTTTAGATTTAATCCACCGCTACCCGTGTATTGGCGCAATACTTCTTTATCTGCCGCTGTAATTTCGTTTACAGGTTTCTTTAGTATTTCTTCCGCTAAGTTATTAACGTCACGTCTTTTTGCTGGTGTGAGCGCAATATTAGGCTTATTGATTAAGCTGAGGTTATTGCTCCCATCATTATCTGACCTAGAAGCTCCTGATACATTTCCGTCGGTGCTAGTTTCATCCCCGACATTTCGTTTACTTTTGCCATCGGTTTTGTGTCCGACCAGCTCTGTATCTCTGGGTAGCCCATTTCTTTTGCTATCACTAGAAATATTTGCATCATCGAGTCCTTGTCCTTCTGGTAATCCTCCTGAACTGTTTTTATTTCCGCTGCCGTCATGTGGTCTTGGTTTTGAAGCTGAAACTCTAGGTTGATTATCCTTTCCGCCATCATTGACGTTATCTTGTTCATTTCCTCTTGTTCCATGATCTTGCTCCGTTAAAGTATTAGTGGATTCCTTTTTAACATAATTATCAGCACCACTTACTTTTTCTTCACCTTGCACAGCGGGTTGCTTATCATTATTTGTCGCTGGCGAGCTAGTTCCGCTTGTATCTGTGCCGGTGTCAGTTCCTTGGGTTGTTGCTTTTTGACTGGCTTCATTGCTTATCTCATCAATCGTTGAAAAGCTTAAATCAATAGCGCGATTAAAAGCACTCTCCGACATATTATTAAGCCCTAGAATATCTTTAACTAAAGCAGATAGCGTTTCAAATAGATTTTTCTTGCCGCCTGTTTTGGCGGGTATTTTCTTTAGCGCAGATTGAAAATCACTATTTGTAAATGTATGCGTTAAAAATTCGTCTGCGTTTCTTAGCCCAGCGTATAAAGCGTCTTTCTCATCTTTAGTTAGATTGGCTTTAGTTTTGGCATAAGATAGATAAGCAGCAGTATCATCAATTTCTTTTATAAGCGCACTTAACTTTTTATTACTAGGCGTGTTTCGCTCTTCTCTTATGCGCTTTGCTGTCGCTGCATGGGTTAGCTCATGCAATAGAGTGGATTCGTTCTGACCTTCTAAGTGAATGTTTATAAAATCTTTATCTAGTTTTGTGGCGTAATTGCCTTTAGTAATTGTGCCATTAACACCTCTACCAGTAATACCTGATGCCTTTACCGCAGTTTTATCACTCAATAGCCCTTTGATTTTTCCAGCTATCTCTTTATACACGCTATCACTAGATTTAGTTTCTATGTATTCAGCCGCTTTAACCGCGTTATTAAGCTTAGAAATAGTGTTACTATCAATTTCTGCTGAGGTCGCTAGGTAATTTGATTCTGTATTACTTTCGATACCCGTACCATTTAAGCCCTCCTTTTGCTCGGCACTATCATTACCAAGAGCTTTGCGTAGAGCTTCGCCTATCTTTTGTCCTTTATCACCAAAATCACGACCTGAGCTTTTTGAATTAAGCTCATTCATTGGTAACAGTGCCGAACCTATAATTACATCAGCATCACCCCATCCTGTCATTTTAAGATTATGCTTTTTGCCTATATCCTCTCTTATTTTGATGGTATCAATTGAGCCGTTTTTATTTCTATATTTTTTCAATCCTGCCGCATGAGCAAGGTCTTTAGTTAATTGATCTGCGTTATCAGCAATGTATTTTTTACTTGAATTTTGATTATCTACCGCCCCTGTCGCCTCAATACTTGGCTCATTCTCTTGCGCTGACGTAGTTTTACTTTCAGTGACATCTTGCGCTTTATTCCCCACTTCATTTAATTCTGCTCCTGATTGCGTTCCAATTTCTTCTTGCGACGCTTCATTTTTTGTTTGGCTGCTTTGCTCATTTTGTGATTGTCCTTGTTGTTCTGGTGTGGTTAGTGATTCATTTTGTGTAATCGGTGTAGATTCTTGTAATCCTGTGTAATCCTGTGTAATCGGTGATAATTCGCCCTCATCAAACGCCCATACTTCGCCGCTAGCATCTTGATAGTCGCCATTGCCTAAGCTTGTGTATTGCTCGCCGGTATCATCTTCGTGCGTTGCTTTGCTTTCGGTATCACTGACCTTAATATTAAGGTCAGTACTTTCTTGTTCGATTAGACTTGTTACTTGCTGAATTTGCTCTTCATTAAGTCTTTTAGTGATTCGGTCTTTAGGGTTTTGTAATCGAGTAGATAGTGCTTCTCGATTCTTACCCTTCTTGATTAAATTAATTTCCGTGGTTAAAACCTTATTAAGGCTTTCATCATCAGAAATGTTTTTAACTTGCTCAAGCTCTTGGACTAACTGCTCAGGTCTTGGCTTGAATCTGGCATCAGGCTTTTTATTGATTAACTGGGTTTCTTTTTCTGGTCTGCGCTTAAATTCAGCATCTTGAGTTTTATTAATTAATTCAACAGGTTTATCTTTATTAAGATAGGACTCAACAGGCATTCCTTTAGGCATTGCATCAACGGCATCACGCTCAAATTCACCAATATTATCCGGTGTTATTGCGCCAGATTGAAAGGCAGCCTCCATTGCTGCGCCCAGTTCAGGATCATTAAACTTAGTCGATTTAATTAACGCACTAGCTTGGTCGATGAAATTACGCTGCTTTGATTCTTCTGTTTGCGGAAGTGCTTCAATAAGCTTCCTCTCAAAAGCGGGAGTTTCCCATATAGGTTTAGGATCGGTCGCTTCCTGTTTTTGTAAATCAATCACTTTGATGATTTTTTCGTAAACGTCAGGGGAATCCTTAAATGCTTTAGCGGTTTGGGTATCGGTTAATAATTTATCCTCTAGCGATAACAGCGCAATTGCACTTTGCTTATTATCTTTTGCCTTACCTAGCTCAATTAAACTAAGGGCCGTAATATCCTTTTTAAGCGCTGATTCTATTGCTGCATTACCCTTTAGCACTGGAAGTAATGATTTAAGCTCCTGCTTAATCTCAGTTGCCCTACTTACTCTTTCTTCGGGCAATAGCTCACTGACAGCATCTAACTTATCACTTAGCTTGGCTTTATTGAGTAAAATATTGCTTTCAGATACATCAATACTATTATCTGGGGCAATATCACTCGCTGGTTTCTTGCTCTCTTGAATTTGCTCATCTATTCCTTTGCGGTATGTGGCTACACCTAATCCACCACCTAAGCCAGCACCGATAACAGCACCCGTCGCACCTTCCCCTACTGCACCTTCGTATGTATCTCGCTCGGTATCAAAGTCTTGTGCTATTTTATTTGATGCAACTTTTTGACCAAAGCCCTCACCAAACTCTTGTATTCCTTCTGTTGCTGCACCAGCCCCTGCATTGGCTAACCGACTAATGCCGACTTTACCTGCAATCACTTTCTCTAATACAGGGTTTCCAATACCCATTGAGATACCACCAATAGCAGCACCCGGCACAAACGCCTTTTCCGCTTGTTGTTGCGCGTAACCTTCCCGTGCTTGCTTCAGCGATTCAGGATGGCTTAACCCTGAATCCATGCCTTCCATAAACAGATTAACAAAATCATCTGAATTAGCTAATTGCTCTAACGGTGCATTACGCACTTCTTCTATTGCTTGATTAGCTGTTGAGCCACCAATCATTGCAGCACCACCAACACCATGCCCGATCATTGCATTACGTGTTTTGGCTGCGGCTTGTGCTGTTTTTCCTAGCTTGTTTACTTTGCCTGCAACATTTAAGCCTTTACCGATTAGCCCCCCTGGAAGCATTGACGGCGCAAAAGAACCTGCTCCTTGTGCTAAAAGATTTAAAACGCCTCGCGCTGAGCTATTCTCTTTAATTGAAAGGTCGTCATTAAACCCCGTGTCTTGAGCGGACTGCTTACCTGCATCTGAAATAGTTTCAAGCTGGTTATCAGCCCAATCACGCAAGCCTTTTGATGCAAAATTCTCACTACCGCCTGTGATGCCTTGTGCTATATCAGCTGCGCCACCGATTGCACCCATTTGAGCAAAATCAATCGCATCAGCAACAAGCCCTTGCTGTTCTTTTGCGCTAACTATATCGTTAAAAGGGTCGTTATTATTCGTGTCGCCTGTAATATCTGAAAATGGGTCATTCATATTTATTCAACCTTCTTATTAAATTAAGCCTAGTTGTTTCGCTCTTTCATCCAATTGCTTTAGCTTATCGGGATTATCTGCAAAGCTGATTCTGTGTTGCTTGTATAGCTTGACGGCCTGTTCGCGCTTATTGGGGTTTTGCTCTGTCGCCTTCCCTGTCGCCTTATTAAACGGAACAATCCGCTGCGACTTAGCGCCTGCATCATCTGTATCAGTCAGTGTTACGGGCATATAATTATTACGAGCCACTCCACCCCTGCCATTGCGACTAGGCTGCATTAAATCACCTAGCATCTTGGCTAAGCCTAAATCATAGACATTTTCTTTATTATTCTGGCTTGCCGCATCGTTATTTAATCCACGCTCATTTTTTAATGCGCTTTGGTATCTTTCTTCGGCAACACCCTCTGCCGCTAAATAATCATCATTTGCTTTACGGTTTAGGCCTCGCTCTTCTAAGAAAGGAAGTAATGCAGCTAAAGCGGTATTCATTCCAGCCATGCCACCAAAAGCACCATCTGCCATTGAGTTTGCATTAATACCTGTCTCACGATTTAAAATACTTCGTTCTGGCTGGTAGTTAGCTCGGTTTGGGGCGAATTGCTGGTAATCAACTTGCGATTCTGGCGCTTGGTATCGTTCTGGCTGATTATTTGCTATTAGATTAATTAGGTTTTCAATGCCTATATCTTGTCTAGGTGCAGGACTAGGCTGCATCATTCCACCTGCATAATTCTGTTGCTGTGGATTCGCCTGATGAACTGGCTTTTTATTCGGCTTCAATCCACCCTTTAGTATTAATTCCCTTGCTTGTTCTTTGCTGAATTTTGGCGTAGTTGCTTGTGCGTCTGGCTGACCATTGCTAACCGGGTTTAACGCATCATAAGCTGCATTACCTAAAAACTGCCCTGCTGCATTGGTTGAGTAAGCAATATCCTCGCCCGCTCGTTTACCCATGTTAATGGCTGAATTGATAAACCCACCTAAATCATCCGAGGTATTTGCACGCTCAGTTGACGGCCTCATTCCATTAGATTGATTAGCAAAGTCACGAATTGAGTCAATACCACCTAAAACAGTATTTGAGATAGCTCTTGGTGTCTGTTTGATTGCATTCGGTATGCTTTGTGTAATGCCACTATAAAGAGCGTTACTTGCATCCTCTGCTACATTGGATGAATTAACAGCAAGCGTCTTGATATTATTGGTTCTTGGCTTGGCTTGGTCTAAATAACCAAGTCCACCCTGGTATGGCTTTTCTTGTTCCATTGTATTGTCTCCCGACAAGTTGTTTGTGTTAATTATACGCGCTTAGGGCTGGGGGCCTTGTTGACTTACCCTCCTTTAAGCCAGACGTGCCCCGTTTTGTTATATAAAGCCCCAGAAGCAGTACATAGTGATATAGTAATTGCGTCGGTCAATGGCGTGTAAAAACTAGGCGTGCTAGCGTCGTGTACTACAGCGTATAAAACGCTCCCTGACACCTTAGTAAGCCTGGCGAAAACATCAAAGCTAGTAAATGAGTTATTGGGGGTAGATGTTTCAATCTGCCCAGAGGTTAGTTCTACTGATGAACTACTTAAAACCAAGCCCTCCGCCACCACCTCAAAAGTTAGACTCCCTCCAGTCCCTCCAGCCCCTCCAGTCCCATCACCACCCACCTCACCAATATCCAAAACCATCAAATTCCCCCGCACACAAGTATCACTATTCGTCCACTCGTGCGCGTTTCCAAGGCCGTCTATGTAGTCTTGTTTCTTTGATGCTAGGGGTAGGTCTCCTGTATTTGTCATAAGTGTTTAACCTCTAGAGTTACTAGAGACAGAGTATAAGTAACAGATGCTGGTATGTCTGAATGGCTTGCATACCCTGCAGGGAGCAGTTCGCGAGCACCAGTTGAGTCAATAACTGTCGCTATCGCGTGCGTAGTCCCATCGCTACCATTAAATGTCCCGCTAATACTAAGTATAGCGGCACTAGCTAGAAAGAGTCTTGATCCGCCAGGGCTATAGAAATAGCCGTAGGCAGTGGTCCTATTCACATATATGTAAGTAGGGGGTGGAGGTATTGTAACTGGAATAGTGGCCCCGTTGGCCTCAGAGTAGGTAAATGGAGCCGCAAAGAGATCCCTTATCAGGCTCCCATTCCATGCGCTAACATTCCCCCCAAAAAATGTTTGAGTTAGTCTAAGTGGGTTGGTGGCCCCGCCAATGACGTATGTAGTGAGGGAGTCTACATGCTTGAGCGACATCTCAAAAGCCCTAGCATACGTATAAGCAGTTGAATAGTACGGCGTAGCGATCATTGTATTTGCGTAATACGTCAGATTCGAAGAAGCCACCAATTCAAGTGGGAGTAGAGCTGCTACGCCTGTGTACGCAAGGATCAGATCAGGCACGCTAAAAGATTGATTATGCACCGTCTGGTGATTGTCTATCACGTCTATGGGTGTCTCTACGCTCTCAAAAGTAGGAAACCGAAGAATCCGCCCTTTATAATCCGTCATAACCACACCGGCACTTGCATGTAATAGATGCCGTTACTGCTTAGCGATGCTATCGCCCATGCTCCATTAGGGATTGTTTGGTCGCTATTTATTGATGCCTGCTCAACTTCCCCACTTGTAAAGCTAGTAAGGTCGTCTAATCCATTCTCATATATTTCTGCTGAATAGGTGTTTCCTGCAATTTTATTGAGTATCTTAACGGGCACACTTGAATTTCCCGTAGACTCAAGAATGTAATAAGGTATAACATTATTACCTGCAACTTCTTTTACTGCCTTCACTGCAAAGAATACGGTATCTGCTTCAATTTTCTTTTGTTCATTGCTGGGTACGCGCTTAACTAATACCGTGCTTGATGGTAAGTCCCACAATCCGTTTGCGTGAACGTCTGCAACAAATATATCACCTGTATCACTATTATTACTTGTTACCAAAGGCACTTCGTTACTGCCTACATTAAAGTAAACGCCATTCCATAAGCCTTTGACCTTTACAGGAATACCGCCACCACTCCCTTTATTGCTAGCAAGCAAATACTTAACCTGCTGCTTTAAGTTATTTAGCTCTATGCGTAATCGCGTTAGTTCTGACATTATTCACTCAATGTAGAAATTGTGCCAAGTGCGCTTTGTGCGCCCATGATTAAGTTTTCGTAAACACCTAATGATGATTTTGCGGCTGCAATATTCTGATCCGCACCTTTATTTAGCCAGTCACCATTACTGTCTAGCTGCCGTCTAATAACTTCTCTATAGCTATTATGTAGCTCAGATTTTGCTTTGTTGTAATCAATATCCATACCTTGATTATCTTTAGTGACTTGCATGGTTAGCTCCCATTCTTGCAAGTCCAAACCAATGCGCTTGGCAAGTGTATTCGCTTCTTCTATCGAATAATTCAAGGCGACTTTCTCGCGCTCCATTAATCTATCGGCAGTAGCAAGCTTGTTTCTATTTACTTCAATATCCGTGGCTTTGTCCTGCAATCTAAACCTAGCGTGCAATTCTTCATCCTTCATATCTTGCTCGCGCTTTTGTAGCTTTAACTTGTACGGCTCATTTTTAAGGTTTTCTGCCTTTATCTGTTCCGAGTATAATTTAAGCGCTTGGTCATCACCCTTTAATGAAGCAATGTAAGTTTCAATCTCTTGTTTGTTTGACTCAAGCCGTGATGAATCAATATCAATTTGCAGCTTCTTTACTTGAAGTTCTGTCTTTCGTGTTTCCTCTACCAATGCAACCGCTCTATTCATGGCTTCCATTAGCTGAATGCGTCGTGTGTTTTGCTTTTCTGATAGCTCCATTTTGGCTAACTTAAGCTCATACTCTTTTGTTTTCTTTACTGCGTTATCAACCCATTGTGTTTTTACGTCTGATACCGTTTTCCATACAGTTAGTTGATCCTTAAATCTATTAACCTCTAAATTATGGTAATCAATGGAAAACTGAGAGACTAATTTAGCAGTATTTAATGCACGCTCCATCATACTGCCATGATAAGAAAGCATTGCCGTATCTAACGTCGTTCCTGCTTGTATTGCAAATTGCCTTGCTTGTGTGTGCATATCTGCGCGTTTAAGCAGTATGTCGCGGTTAATGCCTGACATTGCCTTGTTTAAGCCTTCTTTCGCTCGGCTCATTAATGCGGCCATTGCCATAGGTGGCATTTTAAAACCGCGTGCTGCAAAGTTTTGTGCAACTTGGCTTCCTGCATCCTTATAAGTCGCACTCTCTCTATCTCTTGCTCGCTCAAATAATGATTGCTCATCATCGGAATTTAAGCCAGAGCCACCGCCATCAATATCACTCGCCAATGCAGCTAATATAGAATCTCTAAACTCTGAGTTGTATTCTTCCTCTACAAAGTTGAAAGCATTACTAGGTAATACATAATTAGCCTGTGGGTGTGGAATGGTATAGCTACCTATATCAATTTTATCAGGATCAGGAATTGTAAAGTCTAGTAATTCAGTCGTTAATGTAGGTGTAGCTGATTCAGGTAGATTAAGACTTATATCGGTTGGCGTAAACTCAGTAATAGGGGCCTGTTTATTGCTTAATGATGGAGCTTGAATAGAGCCTGCATCATTTGGCATTTCTATGAAGTCTGTTTTCTCAAACGAAGCGCCCACTAAATCAGTAATTGCGCCTAAGTCATGCCCATCAACCCTGCTCTTTGCCTGACCTTTAAAGCTTGTCTCAATTGCATTGTTGGTGTGGTTAATGCTTCCGGGCTTTGTAGTGCTTAGTTTTGATTCCTTAGTGCCTAGAACCGATTGTTCAATGGCATTTGAAAATTGAATAGGCTCCAATACATTTCTTGATTGTGCCTCTGCTTTTAATATTTCTAAAACTTTATTAGCGTCAACTATTGCGCTATCCGTTCTATCTTGAGCGCTATTTATAATTTCCTGTACGGTACTCATTTATAACGCTCTCTTTTTTAGTATTTCAATCGTTGGTTCTATGGATTGCACGCTCATACTCGTGCTGCTCTTTGCGCCAAAGGATAAATGGTTCGCTCGAATACCTCGCCCTATCTTGGCTCTTCCTGCAAAGGGGATTACGTGCGTGGTATCATCGGTTTTCATTAGTATGTCAATATCACCTTTCGCATCAGCATGAATCAATGGTGTGCGTTTTAATCTATCGCTATCCATATCCGTGCTTCCTGTTAAAAATGAGGATGCAATAGGAATGCCATTATCATCAGAGCCTTCTAGTAAATAGACTCCATCTGACTTAATGCCGTACAACTTTCCATTAATTTCTGATAATGCAGTAAACTGATAGTTGGTGTATTCAGTGATTGCCATGTTTTCAGTGTTCAATGCGTAGGCGGTAATGTCACCTTCATTAATCACTAAAACGTGAATATTGGTTATTTTGCTAACGACTAGCGGTAATGGCTCGGTAATATCACCAACCAACAAGCCTTCAAAAAGAAATTTACCCGCAATAACAGGCTTAATATCAATGACATTACCCGTTATTAGCGCACCACTGACTAATTTTGCTTCAATAATCGGCGCACTTTCACTAATACCACCCGTAGCTTCTGCGCCATTTGCAATCTTGGCTGATACGTTTGGTTTGGCTTCTTTTAGATACGCCTTTATTAAGCGCTCGCCAAAAGCATCTGAGCTAACAATCGGTGCTTTCTCTCTAACAATCGCGCTTAGTGCTCTACCTGTATTGGCTGATCCGCTAACTGTCGGTTTTGGCTCGGTAACATGCCCTGCGTTATCATTAAGAACACCCTCAACAATCGCTAATGGCTCGCTTGCTTGCCCGACCATAACAAGTGCTGCTGCTATTTCTGCATTAATAACCGCATTAGGCTCTGTTACCGCAACCGGTAATTTAGATAAGCGGGTAATGCCAGCACTAACAACAGGCAATAGCTCGGTAATCGCCGGGGAAATCAACACCCCTTTAATTACATTAGCTGCAGTTAATGGCAATGGCTCAACTGAACTTGATGAGAAATAATAGCTATCAATGCTTGCGCTAATAACCGGCAATGGCTCTTGCGTGTTTCCTGCCAGTCCGATTGATTGAACGATTGCACCTGCCGCATTAGGCAATAATTCAGAAACAGCACCTACAAGGTCATGCGACTGTAAGTTAGTTGCACTAACAATAGCATTAGGCTCTTCAACCGCAACACTAAACGATACTTTGCCTATATCGGAATTAACAACCGGTAGCGGTTCATTAATCGCAACGGTAAATTTAGTGCTATTGACGGATAAGCCACCATAAGAGGTTACGCCACCATAAACAGCATCACCAAAACTTAATGCAACCGTTTCAATAACAACGGAATCCATGCTACCGCTAACCACGGCATTCTCAGCGTAAACTTGCGCACTTAATGAATGCCCTGAGATAGCCGAAGCAGAAACAACCGGCGGTAATTCGGTTACTTGACCAATGCCTGATGGCGCAGATACATCCAGCGCACTACCACCGAAAGAATCGCTACCGTAAGCAATATCACCAAAGCTATTCGCAATAGGCGTTAGTTCTGGGATAGCTATATCTGGCGTATCACCATAACTTTGCGTGCCAAAAGGCTTACCACCGTAAACAGGCATCTTACCAGCCTAGTGTTAGGTCGATTGCTGCAACTGCGGCGTGGTCTGCGGCTGCATTAATAGCGAATGACAAAGCTGCGCGGTTAGCTAATATGCTTAGTTGCTTGTTGATGCGCGGTGTCAAGACTGCTGCCAACCCTGCAGCATCATAGCTGCTTGTATCGAGTGCGGCTTGCATTGCTACACCTACTGTGGCATCAATGTTATAAGCCACCACGTCTGCACTAATGGCTGGCCATGTAGCAATTTCTGCTAAGCCGTAGCCCTCTGCTTGTGCGTCTAGTAGCTCCTTAGCTGCCTGATACACGGCTCCTATCTTTTGTTGCTTGTACAGGTCTAAAGGCGTGTCTGTAAGCGTGTACGTCACAAGGCACTCTGTGGCCGTGTAGTCATAGGTAGGGCTACTTTTGCTCTGCCATGCCTCGATTGTTTGAGCCTCAACAAGTGGATAGACACCAGCTAAAGCAATACGCGCTGCGTCTGTAAGCCTGTCAAAGCCTATTTGAGTTGTGCCGTCATTTAACTTGTAATTGAACGGCAAGTTCATTGGTTGGTCGTCTTTAATGTAGTTCATTACTATCCTTATGGGAGAGCCACTGGCTCATAGATAAATGCACTCGCACCAGCATTTAGCGTAGACACTGATGTCGTATTGTAGTTCCCGCCCTGCACGTATATAACTGGGTTGGGGATTAGAAGGGTGCCTGCCGCCACGACTACGCCATCTCTGAGTATCTGATAAGCCCCAGACACAGAGTTATAGACGAGTGCGTAGGTTCTAATTGACAAGCCTAGTGCCACCGTGTGGCCCACCCCTCCAGTAGGTACTGCCACCCCTCCAGAGTATAGGGTACTTGCAAGGGGCATTATCCCGACGGCTGATGCCCCACCATCAAAACCAGTATGCCTCACCTCAACGTATAGGTTACCAGGGAGCGCCGCAGGGGCCGAGTGTGCGGCCCCGTACTGCCCATAGACGCTAGGGGTAGCTGTCAAGTTGCCATTGGACAGAGCCATATTTCCTACAGCTGTCCAATCAGCGCTAGAGTAGTCTACAAAGACCAGCCCCGATTGTACTTGCCGCTTCTTAGCTGCAGCACTCTGAGTAATCTTATTTAAGCCCAGCATTAAGCAAATGCACCCCCAGCGTGGATCATGTCCCACTGCGTGCCTCCATCTTCTGAGATGAACCCTAGTCGATCATACTCGCCTACCGCTGTAACCAATGTAGGAGCCGTGCCGCCATCAAACTTAACTGAGGCAGGGAGCGTAAGAGCATAAGAACCTGCGCCACCTTGCTCTAACTTCAGAGTAAAGTTTTGACTCACGCCTGTGGGTTTTGGATTGCTGATTACGATTGAAGTAATAGCTTCTGTCATCACAACATGGAAATTATTACCTAGTGATAAGTACAGCGTAAGCACGCCTGCTACACTTGATGGTGTTTGCAGTACTTCACCGTATGATTTTACAGTCGGGTTATGCAGCAATGCGCCTTCGTAATCAACATCGCCTGTTACTCTTCCTGGCATAGGTGCTGAAAATATAAAATGCGTATTACTGCCAGTAGCAATACTTAATGAAATAGCTGCGCCACCATTACTTGAGCCGTAAATAGTATCGCGGCTTAATGTATTGGGCGCACCTGCTGTAATTGTGCCTAGCCCGTACTCCCAGCCTAAGCCGTTTGCATCAAGAATCCAGTATTTAAAAGTATCTGTTGTGGCAAGTACATCAAGTATTGCTTGGTGCCCCAGTACGGCCCCGCCTAAAGAAAGCGAGCCTGAACCGGATGTAACCGAAGTTTCTTTGATTCTTGCGCCGTCTTTAAGCGCCATATATTACCCCTTATTGTGCAGGTTGTGTGTAAGTGAATGCTGTGATTGTTTGCACGGCAGCGAGTTCAATTGTGGTGTTGCTCATATTAATTTCTGCGCCGGTTGTTGCAATTGCGCCATCAAAACGAGCGCCGGTTGTTGTGGCTAATGCTGGATTGTCGCCTGCTTCAAAACATCTAAACCAACCTGCTGTTCCACCTGCAACGGCTGTTCCTTTCCAGTCTTGTGTGGCATCTTTTGAGACTACGCCATCAGTCACTACATTTTCCCAGTTACCACCTGTTAAGCCTGCGCCATCAAGTGAAATAGTAAATAACAGCGTTCCTGCTTCAACATCGTTTGCTGTTGCTGGCTGCACGCCTGAATAGACATTGATAAAGCAACCATCCATAACGGATTGAAAGCCCTCTGTTGCACCAATGCGGTTAAGTAAGCCTTTTGATCTGCGTAATGACATTTTTTATCTCCAGTTATAGGAATATTGCGCCATCACGGCGCAGTTTTATTTAAGCGGTTGCTACTAAGTATTTGTGTTTAGCAATAACCGCTGTTAAAGGATTCTTTGTGTTAAGTTTGTATTTCTTATGGGTAAGGTTTTGTATGCTGCCATCAGGAGTACCAACACAGATACTTCCATCTTGGCTAACAAATAAAGCGCCATACCCTGTTGCGCCATCGCCTAAATCATTTAGGTTAATGCGCTTGCCAGTATTTTTTATTGCAGGTGTTGAATGCACCGATCTAAAAACCCATGTGCTAGGCGAATCACCCGACGCATAGAAAATTTCTTTTTGTGTTGATAGGTAAACGCCATACTCTACCGATACCAGCATGGTAATAGGCGAATCAAACGGGTAAGTGCTGTTTAGGTAATCACATAATTCATAATCTAATGCATCAGAAAAGAATAGGTAGTTATCACTAACAGCAATTAAGAACCCTCTAAATTCTTCAAACAAGCTAGCCACTGGCATTGCTGCTTTATATTGCCTATCTAGCGGCTCATTTGCGTTGAGTAATTGCGCAGGGTTATTAATAGTTTTTGCTGTTGCGTTCGCAATAAAATACAGCTCTTCACCATTACAACCAGACATATAGATATTAGCTGTATGTCCTGCGGGTACATTGGCATGAATAGTTAGACTGCTATTTTCTGGCAATTCTATTAACTCTGTTTCTGCTGCCCCCGACTCTCTTCCATCGGCTGAAATAGTTGTTACTGAAACTAAATATCTGCCAGATAGCAAAGTACCAACACCAAGTACGGTGCTAATGCTAGGGATAGGAAGCCCCATTTCACGAATTGCACTACCTTCAATAACGCCATTATATGAGCCGGTTGAGAAATAAATGGTACCCGCTACTTCAATATGCGTTAATGATTCGTTATCACCAGGAACAATACCTAGCGCTTGAATTGAATCATCACTATTAATTCTGTGTAACTGATTGTCCGATAAAAATAGATTGCCGCTGATGGCGGTCACGTTACCGCTAAAGACAGGCGCAAAGCCTTCTCTTGTTGCAATCTTACCTTTGCGATCTATATCAATATTTTTAGCAGAAACCAAACCTTTCAAGCCTACTTCAATAGGCTCATTTTGATTGTCCGCACCAGTAAATCTAGTTAATCTCATACGAATCTACGTGGATAAACACGCGAATTAGCACGGCTACTTTTTACAGTTGCCATAAATTTAGCTGAATGCTTGCGCCCAAACTCTTCTGTGAATTGGCTTAGATTGAATTGCGCTACATTAGGGTCAAACAAATCTTCATCACGTCTTGAATAAGCCTCATAAAGCACATAAAAAAGTAGTGATTCGTGATATTCCTCTGGTATTTCGGGAATATCAGCATCATTAATCAATTTTGTTTCTGGTCGGTTAACAATACTTAAATTAATTGTTACATTTGCATCCGGTATGCCTACCAGTTGAATTTTGTTGTGGTTTTGCAGATAGTATTTAGGTGTACCAATCAGTTCTTGCCACTTATTAACATGGCCATCTAGCTCTATTTGGCTCACTTTTTCTATTTGTATGCCATTAATCAGCATATCTTTAACAATAATGGTTGAAGCAGGTAGGTTGTAATATGCACTACCTGCAATAACATCTATTGTTTTTTCTGACGTAAGAATTAGAGCGCGTTCCGCTGCTTCGCGTTCTGCTCGATTAATGGCAGCATTGATAAAAGTATCGCTCCATTGGTACGGCTCGACTTCATCATCAAGTCTTTCACGAATAAAGGAACGCAGCTCTAATAAATTCATACGCTATTACCGTCCTTATCGCACGGAATCATATCGCCACGCTGTAGTAATCCTTTGGTCACTACAAATACACGACCATTAGTCGGATGCTTTAAGTAATCAGGGGTAATCGTGACTAATTCATCACTAATGGTCGCACCTGAACCTTTAGACTCAAGCTCAAGCACTTCAGCCATTAAGCTATCTAGTGAATGACGCTTATTAAGATCAGTATTAAACTGATCTTTAGCGTATTCACATAGCTCGTCTTTGGTCATTTCTTCTATTTCTGGCATAAATCACCTATAAAAAAGCCCCACTTAAATAAATAAGTGAGGCTATATTGTTAAGACTTAGTTGCAGGTAAGTGAACTAAGGCATCCGCTTGAACAGTTTTGAATCCAAAAACATTCAAACCACGAATTGCATCGCCAAACGTATCTTGAAGGCGCAATGTTTCAGTTTTCACAAACTGAGAAGCAAAGGTAATCGCTTCTTTTTGCCCTGCGATACATTGGTATGTATCGGGAGCGCCTGCTGTAATAGCGACGTTATTAGATGAGTAGACTGTGAATCTATCAATCTGACCAACACGACCATTACGAAGGATTGATGTACCATCCCCAGAAATTGACGCATCTTTTAAATCAGATTTTTTAATCATTCCGCAAATCCAAGGCGGTAAAACAATAAAACGGCCAGTTTCCGGCACGTTCTTTTCATCTAACGCTGTCCCTGCATCAACAATCCAATCTAAAACATTAGCTTTAGTAACAACAAGTGAAGCGAGTGCGGTTGTTGCATCAGCATAAACAGCGCCTAAAACCTGCGAATCAATCGCAATTTTCATTTGCTCTGCTGCATCCATTGTTGTCTCATTCACGATATTAATATCGGACTGAGCACCATCAATGTCATCAACTTTAAACGCGTAAGACTTCGCCCTATCAATCAGAAGCTCAATCATGCCATCAACTAAATCTTGATAGCTTAATGCGCTATTGACCGTGTAATCAGTAATCGCAATGGTAGGTCTAATACGAATATTAACCTTGGAGCCACCACCTTTAATCTCACCTTCCCAGTTATGGTTGGCGATTTCACTTAAAACCGTGTTTAAGTAGAACTTACTTTGTAATTTTTTTGACCAAACTTCTGGTAAAAAATTACCTCCGGGTAAATTAGCACCCGTTCTTGCTACGCCTGCTGGCATAATCTTTCTCCATGAAGGAAACTAATTAACTGTGCATCACTGCATGAGCTTTCTTAGTTTTTCCTTGCTTCTCAGCAAAGATTTATTTTTACGCAATCAATCCCTGCGCCATTGCTTTATCAATAGCCGCTTCGTTTTTAGCAAAAACCTCTGGCGACATTGCAGCAATACTTTCTCGCGTGAATTGTTTTGGTGCGTTACTTGTTGGCGTTACTTGGCTTCCGACTCGCGGTGTAGCCACATTTTTAGCCTGCTCCAATTTACTTGGCGCATTATCTGGGCTATTGGATAACCCCATTTGTTGCTTATACTGATCTAAAACATAGATAACATCTTGAACCGAACCATTACTAATCGCTTGTTTAACAACATTTGATTGTCTTTCGGCCCATCCTTGAAAGTCCGTACTATTAGCAATCTCAACAACATCCGCATGAACACTTTTTACAGCTTCTAAGTGAGAATTTTGCTCAGTCTGAGCGCTCGCTTTCTGAATACTGTCATTTGATGTTTTCACATCACCTAGTAATTTCTCCATTGCGCGAAGCTTATTCACCAATGGCGTAACAATTTCAGGGTAATCTTCCATCAATCCCTCTAAATCATCAGGTGTATCTTTTTCAAGAGCCTGCTGTTCATTGGGTATATTCACTTGCTGCTTTAATGCTTCAACCTCTTTTCGTAATGCCGCTGTTTCTTCTAGTGCTTGGTGCATTCTGGCTTCTGCGTTTTTATAACGCTCAGCACTTACCATGTCACTCTCGCTATTTTCAGATTTTGGCGGCGGTGTTGGCTCGTTATTATCGGTATCAGTCGGCAATGTTTCAGGCTCTTGCCCTGCAAGTGTACCGTTTTGTTGCTGCTGCAATAATTCGTCTGCTTCTTTATCTAATTGCTCAGGATCAATCATTTAATGCTCTCTTTTTTGCATTGAGGCTTTCGCTGTATCAATACGGTTAATGAGTTATGGGGTTAATACCGTATCCATAACTCGAATTTATTTATTGCTCTAAAATTGTTTCTGCCTGCGTTTCAATCTTTAAGATTTCTCTTAATTCTTTACAGCTACCTTGTATTTGCTTGTGTTTATCGCTGTCTGCATACTCAAGCTCATCCCTTAGCGCTTCCAATCGCCTATTAAGGTATTGGTTGAATAATTCCCAATCACTAGATATTCTCAGGCGGTAGATTGCCGACGCTTCCTGCTTGGATAGATGCTTGTTGTTGCTGTAGTGCCTGTTGTTGCTGGATTTCTTCATCGTCTTTAATTATTTCCTTGGCGTTTATATCCATTGATTCAGCGATTGAGCGCAGTAAAGCCGGTCTATTCACATAATTAACGTCAATAGGATTCGCTGTCATTTGTGCAAACTGGGTTAATCTCTGACTCTGAATTTCTTTAGCAACAAGGGTTGTGGCTCCGCGTGCATCCACATTCATATCACCCTTAATTTCTTCCTTATCGCTCCATTGCATATTCCAATCATAAAGCGACTCAAGAAGCGGTCTAATCATGTAATCATCAATATTCTTAACAATGCCCTTGATTGATGTATTCGCAGCACCCATCAACATACTCATGCCGGATGCTGTTTTATTTAAGCCTGGCATTTGCTGGCCGTGCGTATAACTTGGCAATGCCGTTTCTTCATCAGCAAAACGCCTAAACATTTCAATAATAGAGCTGATTGGCTGTACATTTGAATTTGGCTGATAAAAGCGCATCATTGGTACGCTCGGATCACCTGAGTCACGCTTCCATACCTTCCACGGTTTAAAGTCATTTGGGTCTTCACCTGCTGCAAGTAGATTAGTGTTTACTTCAACTTGTGGTGCAGATGAGATTGCCATATTGTCTAATAACGATCTAACAGAAGCGTTCAGTGTTTCTTGTGAGTCACGCATCATTCGAGCTGGGCTAATTCCCCAAAATTGATGAATAACTCTTTGGTAATGAAAAATTTGATACGGTAATCGTTGTTTTTTGGCAGGGTTAATCTGAGCTAATAGCGTCCGACTGCCACATACCCAAACATTCGCATGATAATCTTTTGTTTCATCTTCAACATCAACACCAGCACTTATTAGTTCTCGACCCGACACATTGCCCCAGTACTCTAATACGTCATATCGCTGTGATTCGGTAGCCGATGTATTACTTAAACCAGCAATACTTTTACGCTCTATTTCATGATGTTCTTCAACGTGCGTACCGCTTTGTGCTGTATTGACTAATAAATCATTAATAACCTCAGCATTAAATCTTTCATCATTTTTTAGCTCGCGTAATTGATTTCTATTAAGAACATGACGCTGGAAAATCCCAATACAATCTTCAATTGAGTCAGCAAAAGGGTCTTGATATAAATCAAATACTGAAACCTGTTCAATTTTTGGCGCAGGTCTTTCTTCGTTGTGAATGTCCCACTCAGTTTCTCCTTGTCTCCATGACTGCTTAACCGCCACACCGGTGGTAACACCCTTAATCGCACCAGAACCAATAACACATGATTCCATGATTGCAGATTTTGCTTTTCTATCATAGTGCTCCTCAGTTAGTTGGTCATCTATCTCATCAGACATTAATTCAACCTGCATTTTTGCAAGTTCGGTTAATTGTTCTGGTGTTAGCTCTATATCCTGCCCTGTCATTGGGTCAGGAATGGTATTACCGTTCGCTAGGCTTGGGTTTGGTGTTGAGTCAATTGACCAATGCTTATCATTTGATTGAAAAAGTAAATCAACAATGCGCGAATAAGCAGCAATACATTTAACCAAAGTAATGGCCACATAAACATGTGATTGCTCAGTACCTATTCTTGTATCAGACTCATAAATACCATTGAATGCACGTAAATCTTTTAGCCACTCTTCTTCAACATCTCGCTTTGCATCCTTCCATGAGCTAAAGCGACGACTTAAAGTAGAGCCTAGCGCGTCATTAATCGCTTGCTGCTTGCGCTCTTCTATCTCAATCTCTTGATCTGTCGGCTCTGGCTTATTGCCTAGCTCAATATTAAGTAATCCAGCCATAAATTAGTTTCCAGCAATGGGAGTGTTATTGTCATCACGACAATTTGGTTTTTCATGCTAAGGGAAGAAACCGCTATCTCAGCGGTTTAATGATAATTCTGTGTACTGCTAGTTTTGTGATTCTTAGGCTTAGGTGCATGCAATACCATTTCACCCGCTATTGCTCGACTCATAACCCGATCATCAAAACATCCGGCTTTAGCGTTATAGCTACCATTGTCCTCAATGATGTAAGTTTCTAGCTCTTTAATTGTTTCAATGCAGCAAATACCATGATCTCCGTCTCTGAGTTCTGCTTTTAATTGGTCAATTATCTTAGCCTTACTTTTAGCTGTTGTTAGCCAACCAAAGCGCTTAGTTTCTTTGCTCTCTCCACGATTCTCTAAATCAACCTGAGCATAAATATTTGAATAGCCAGTTTTTCTTAGCGTGGTTAATGTCGTTAATCCGTGATTGTTTCTTTCAACACCCACTAACGCATTGTTGTATTTCTTTCCGAGTTTAGCGAGTAAGTCACCAAAACGATCAGGGTCAATATGGCCATGCCACTGTGCAACTTGATAGCCTTCTGGTAATTGCAAAACATCTGCACAACTATAGTCGCCTGTTATCAATCCTTCCGCAACATCAGCACCAATAACGTAACGCTTACCTGCCTTCGGATCATCCCACACTCTAAGCAACCCATCCTTACGCTGATTAATACCGCTACTATCAATATCTGCCCGGTATGTTTCAGTAAAACACTCAACCTTAGCCGCGTTGGTATGGTCGGCTTCAAATACTGGACGACCAGAGAATAAAAAAGCCTCTTCTGGTGTACATGGGTATTCTTGCTTAAAAAGACTTAAGCCAAGCTCGTGTACTTTATTTCTACGCCAGCTTAATTGCTTATCAGTTAAATTATGCAGCTTAACTAGCAATAACTCTTCTTTAGTTCGTACAAAATCAGGGGTTACTAATTTAACGTACTCATCCTGCCAGAACCACGGACAAAATATAGCGATATACTCGCCCTTTCCGTTCGTAGCATCCTGCCACATTTCGTAGAACTTACCACCAACACCATTAGCCGTGCTTTCTAGTATTGATTCTGTTTCCGGTTCATCAGGTAATGCCTGCATAATCCCAGCTATATGTTCATCAGCATTCGGCCAAAAGGCACATTCCGAGCCATGAAATAGTTGAATAGTCGAGCCTCGTCCTGTTCCTTTACTGCCTGCTGTTCCTAGCTGATAGTCTGAATCAATAGAAAATATTAACTCTTTAGCATTAGATGCTTTGGTCGGTATCTTAATCTGTAGCGGTGTATGTTCATAATACCGCTTCACCATGTTAAACAGGTTTGTAGTTGCCTTTTCTTCATGGGTCAAAATATACGTTCTAATTCCGACTTTCTGTATTGTTTTCCAGTAGAAACGACCACCAATCATAGTTGATGCGCCCTGTTGCCGACCTTTTAAAACAATAGCCCTGACTTTTCCTATACTACTAAGCTGTAAATCTAAACGCTTAGTAATGTATATCTGTGCTTTGTTTAAAATTAACGGTGTAACTTTTCCCGACTTCGTTTTTATCTTTAAAACATTCTCAGAAAAATATCTAAAATCTGTCTTTAATCTCTGTAGCTTATTCCGCTTCTTCTTCTTCATCAGGCAACCCTTCGACCCACTCACTAAGTCCAGCGTGGCTAATAGATTGTTCTGTTTTATCTTTCCAAGAAAAGTTGTTTTTCAGATTGAAGATAAGCCCTGCCGCAGGCATACCAGATACTAACGCTTCTTCCAATGAAACCTCTACCATTAGTCGGGCAGTTTCAATAATATCTGCAAAATCATCACGATTATTGTAATCAATCAATGAAGTTCTACTTTTAAAGCCTAATGCTAATGCAAGCCCCGACATAGTAGGCGGCTTGGTTACTTCATCATTTGAAACGCATGAATCAAAGTAATCATCAACGGCCTGCTTCAGTTCTTTTGGAGTTTCATACTTCATTACTCTGCCTGCTTTAGCGTTTTTTGTCATATCTCTAACCAATCGCTAATTTAACTGCACTAAGAAAGCCGAGATGGTCAACAATAAAAAAACCTAAAGCACCGTAAGCCGTGTATTGAATATGCGTTAGTGTTGAGCTGATTCGTCCTATCTTGCACCGAACGTCAGCAACACCAGTGGCAAGACTCTTAATCTCTTTATCATGCGTATCAACATCAAACCGCATCTTTAAAACATTATTCTCTAAACAATCGCCAGGCATCTATGCCAACCCTTTATGGAATTTTGCTAATTAAATTATTCATTGCTTCAATGGCCTTCTCGTTACTTGCCATTGAGTCAGCTCCGCCATCCAATCCGCAAGTAGGAGAGATATGTAAATCACCTGCCTGAATATCTCTAGCCGACCAAATATCTAACTGACATGAGCTGCCATCCTTGTTCGTATGCATATACGCATACTTAGCTCCACACCCTGAGAGCAATGCACAACATAAAACTAATAATATCTTCATGAGAAAAACGCCTTTTCACCAAAATTATGTACAGCTTCGTAATAGGTTATTGCTCTGTGCCGCCTTAATACAGCAACAAAACCACCGTGATGATTAATAATGCGGATTAGATTAACCAGCATTTCAATATCTGCCCGAGCTTTGTCTTCGATTGTTACGCCAATGTAGTACGCATAATCATGTATATCAAAAACCTTTGTACAATCTAATCCATAAATACTGTTAGGTATGAATGCTGACCGCCAATCATTCGCAGCTCCCGCGCCATTGCATATTTTCGCTCTCTCGCTTTGGCTTAGCTCGTCATATCCCTTGGGTTTTAATAATTCAATCATAAATTTTAGGCATAAAAAAAGCCGAGGCAACGAATTGACTCAGCTTTTACAAATATATTAAAACGCAGTATATCGACCAAAAAGCGGCAAAGCAAGGTTTTTATCGTCTATTACCTGCCACATAACCAGCCGTTCGAGCGTGCGCAAAAAGACGCGTCGCTCATCTACCAGTTATTTTTCTATATTTACTATCAAAAATGGAACGTGCTCTTTATTTGCTCCGCTAACAACTATTGTAGGCACTTTCCACACAGGCAATCCAAATATTGTATCTTCATGGAAAAACTCGCATACTAAGTTAGAAACTTCGCCTTGAATTTCTCTCTTACATTCAACTCCATTAAGCTTTGTCTCTTAGTATGTATTGCGTTAATTACCTCTTCTACTCTCATAATCCCTCTAAATTTCGTGGAGCTAAACAGCGTCGTTCGCCTTAGCTATTCCGAATCCAGTATAAAATTAATTGCATGATCTTCTTGCATATTGCACCGTGCAAATATAGCTGCTGCTGGGTCTGGCTCAGAAGGTATCGATAAATATCCACATTCATGACTGTTAATAATTAGCTTCCCTCGTTCCCTTGCTAAATCCTTATACATCCCGACATATTCATTCATAAGATGAAATACCTGTGTTGCTGTAATTTTCCCGCTTTTTTGTGCCTCATTAATTTCATTAATAGTTAACATATTTTTCCCATAAATTTCTCGGAGCTAAAAAGCTCAGTTTCTTGTTTTAACGCTCTGACCAACCAACCCAAGAGCATTTCTATGTATCATCCGCCCTGTTCTTTCGCAGCAACCAAGCAACTCATTAATCGTACTAAGCTTAACCTTGTGCTGATAGCGCAATAATAAATACTGATACGCTCGAATATCAACACACCGAAGCCGCTCTTCAATAGCAAAATTCATACGACTAATGAATAATAAAAAATCCTTATCAGTCATTTCAACACCGCGTGGCACTGATGATTGCTTATAGCCGCCGCCACTACTACTATCGCCTCCCATCTTTGCAGTCATAGACTCTTTTGCGTACCCAGAATTGTTACTTTTCAAATCCAAGTAATCAAAGTAGGTTTCTATTGCGTGTACAGTGTGCGACTTCATTATTATTTACAGCCCTTTTTTATAGTGAACAGTTTTGAGCGCCTTATTAACCTGCGTTAAATTGAACATGAATATGATTACCTTCAAATAAAACCAAGTACTTATCACCTAAAATAAACTGTAATTTACCTGCTATTTTCTGCGCCGTTTCCTTTGTAAAATACCGCGTTCTAAAATCTAGCGCATAGCCATAATAATGAAAGCTTCCTGCACTATGCGTACCATCGAGTGCCGAGGTAACAACTAACTCTTGACCATATTCTTTCCATAGTTTTTCCGCTTCCTTTAAAACTTTTCTCATTGGCAACTGAAGTCCTGCCATTTTTACATCTAGTTTAATTTTCATTTTTCATCGCCTTATTGTTAATAAACTAAGCCTTTCCAGTCTTCATTTTCTTCGTTGAATCTGATTAATAAATCAGCCCACTTACTTATTTTCATCGCTTTATTTTGTAATTTTTTACCTTTGTTTTTCATCAAGTAAATATCATCCAAATTAAAGCGATAAATTTCTTTTATGCGCCCATTTTGTATATCTAAATTTATTTCTTTATCGAATAAAAAGAGCCGCTTTTTTTTCACAATGCACGTCATATGCCTCTCGGTTTTTTCTTTAGAAATTTGCACAGAACAATAAGCCAGATAAACATCATAAAACCCTAATAGCGTGAAAAATTTAGCAATGGCTATATCCTCACAATCACCATCCCCGCTCACTAGCGTTTCCATTGGTGTCTGCCAGTAATCAATAACTCCATACTTTGCTTGATCTGTTTTGTAACTGACCGCTGCATTCCAGAAGTCATTAACCTCATGAATCGTGGCGACTCCCTTTTTCACTCGGTCATTAAGCGCTTTTAATTCATTAATTCTATTTTTTAAGTACATAAGATTGCCCTTTGAATTCACCACGAATAAACCAGCATCGCAGAATCTCTTTGTTCTGAATTTGTGCGTGCTTTCCACCCTGTTGTTCGCTTAAATGTTTCAGCACTTAGCTTTCCTTGCGGCTTTATTTCACGGTAATTAATTCTATTTTCAGCGCACCACTCGACAATCAACTTCCCAATTTGATGATTGGCTCCAACAGCCTTTGCTATTTTTTCTCCCACTGATTTTGTTTGGCCTTTTCTTCCATGAAAATTAGATTTTTTAATCTGCCACCCTGCTTCCACGACAACCGTTATTTCCTTACCCAACCATTCCAGACGTGAAATTAAATCAAAAAAACGAAGTGTTGTTATTTCAACAAAAACCCGTTTTTCTGAGTCCCACACGGAAAATCCGCTTTTATCAACATCAGGGTCTATACCCACAATAATTGTCATCCATTCACCAATAAAATTTCTTTCGTATGTGACTCAGGGCATACTTCGTGGTGCAAATTTAAAAGTGCTTGCGCCTCTTCAAATAAAGCCATCATTTCCTTTGGTTTTAATTTCTTAATACCCGTTGCTTCTCGTATTTCCTTGTGGCTCATTTTTTCCTTTAAATTGTCCACAAGTTGAATAAAATCTATCGTGTCCATAAAACTCTCATTAATAACTGGCGCTCTCTCTAACATACGTTAGCCCATGCGCGACCATATTTAATGTCACTAATAAGCTCAGGTGAAACTCCAAACTCATTAGCTAAAGCCGACCGTCCACCCCACTTTAAAGTGAGAAGCCTTTTTTTAATTTCTGCCACCTGCTCCTTATTTAGCTTTGTTGACTTTCCATGCCTGCAATTTTCGGCCTGCGTTACAACTTCTAGGTGATATGGGTTTACACACGCCCTATTACTGCATTTATGATTAATTACTTTATTTGCTGGGATCTTCCCTAAAATAGACTCGTACATCCATCTATGCGCAAGCAGAGTTCTTCCGTTTAAATTCTTCTTTCCATAGCCTGTTTTTTTATTTACCGCCCCATTCCATAACCAACAATCACTTTGATTGGGCGGTAAAATAACTAATTTCTTAATAACGTCTCCTACTTCCATTTTTATCTCCAAGTTATTTTTTTAGAAGGTGTCCTCTAGAACGGTACATCGTCAAAATCTTCATTAGTTGCCGCTGGTGGAGTTTGATTATTTTGCTGCAGTTGGCCTTGCTGATTTCCTTGCTGTGAATCCGACTTTTTACCGATTAAATCAATAATATTTGCGTTCAGTTCAAGGCTTGTTTTTGTTGCTCCATCATTGGCTTTATACTCAGATTGAGATAGCTCACCCGACACAAAAACCTGCTGCCCTTTTTTCAAATAATCAGGCAGCTTTCCTTCTGCGCGTTTTCCCCACAAAGCAACGCGAACCCATAAGGTTTGCTGTCTATCCCCAAACCCAATATTGTTTGCGACGGTCACGTTTAACACGCTCATTCCGCTCGGTGTCTGCCTGACTTCTGCATCACGGCCTACCGCCCCAGTAAAACTAAAAACATTGCTCATGCTTATTTCCTATTCCTTAAGTTTGTATTTCTTCTAATCTCAGCTATGCACGGCATACACTTTGCGGCCTGCTCTGAAACCCTAAAAAGGCTTATAACTGGCATTGTTTGCTGACATGAAGCGCAATAGCTTTTAGCTTTTTTGGTGCGCATAGGCGGCTTGTCGTCCTGAGTTGCAAGCCTATATTGCTCAAGTAAATTAACGCCTTCTGAATGCCTAGGCTCAAGCCTTCTTGATGCAGATATAAGTCCACTCATTACGGCCCCAGCCATACCCGCATTTCTACAAATCTCAGATTTATTAGTCCCTGTTTTTTTTGCGATTATGCAAACAACCTCAACCCAATCGACCAATTCTTCAATCATCTTTAGCCCTTTTAAATTTAATGCATCGGCGTTCAACCGCTGGATATAGCAACTTTCCACCAATACTTTTTTTAGCCCTTTCTAGCGCATCAGAACTTGGTTTTTTAAGTTTGTACGCCTCCAATTCTTTGCAGGACCCAATGCCATTACCAAAACCAACCGAGTCAGGAATAAATAATTCACACTTTCCGCAAGTGACTTTTGCAGGTAATTCTTCAAAATTTATTCGTTTCATTATCTAAATACTCATAAATGCTTTAATAAATTCCTCAGCTACCGGTGCAACTATTGCGTTGCCATAACCTTTGAGCCTTTGCGCTCTTGCTTCTGCTGAGTCATTAGGCGTGATGATTGAATCGCTGCTATGCACCATTCCTCTGGCAACCCCATCAACCAGCGGCTTAATGCCGGATTTAATTGGCCTGTACTTTTCATCTCGGCAGTAGAGCCAATCAACCCCACTTGTTGCGTCAACGGAACTCCCGTGTCCTGTGATCGAGGTGGCTTTACTCCTCTTTTTGCATCCGTTACTGTTGGAGTTCCCCAGCCCGCTATTTGAGCCGTTACGTCCAGCGTGTCCGTTGATAATTTCCCGTTCCGTATTCTGCCTCCCTGATACCCGCCCTTCTGGTCGCGTGTGCTTGGTGTTGGCCAACCCGACAACATCGCCGCCCCCACTAAGTTCGTCCCATGCCCCCTCTCCAAAACTGCCTTCGAGTTGTTGTTGCTGCCGCCTGTGCTGATAGTTGGCGTTGGCCACCCAGTAGATTCTTTGCCTTTGGTGCGCTTTGTTGAGGCTGTGTGCGCCCAATACGACCGCCCCGCAGGCGTAGTTTTCTCTTTCCATTTCTGCGTATAAATCATCAAGCCAGCCGTGCCTAACCGCTGCTTCAACTTGTTCGCCAAAGATTGTGTTAGGTCGGCACTGTTTAACGAGTTCGATAAAATGGGGCAAGAGGTGTCGCTCGTCCTCTTTTCCTTTTTGGTTTCCTGCTGCGCTGAATGGTTGACAGGGCAACGAAGCAGTCCATACAGGTCTATTGTCTGCCCACCCTGCATTTCTAAGTGCATAGCTCCAGACTCCAACTCCTGCAAAGAAGTGGTGCTGAGAAAATCCATTAAGGTCGCTTGCTGTAACGTCTGTAATGCTTCTGTCATCTACTTCACCTGGCGCTATGTTTCCGTTTTTTATTAATTGTCTAAGCCATCCTGCAGCTTTAGGATCGAACTCGTTGTAATATGCTATTACTTGTTTTTTCATATTTATTGCCATAAAATATTCATAGAAATTTTTTAGTTAGTCTTTTAAGATTTCGTATTGAAAAGCTGTTTAGAATTCGTAGTTCTAAATGGCTTTTTTTATGCTTGTTGATTTTCATTTCCTACCTCAATAATCATCTCTTCTGGTGTTGGAATATTAGAATCCCGCTTTACCTGTGTATCTTTTGCTGTTTTTCTGCCTAACAACCCCTTTAATTCTTTCATAGCTGCGTTTTTAACCTCTTTGCTAGCCTTTGGCTTAGGTAGTGCTTTTTTATACATCTGGTATGCCTGTCCTTTGTGTTCCCAGTTTTCACCAGATGCTTTTGCTAGTTTTCTAAACCTTGCTATGTTGGGTGGATATTCCTCATCAACTCTTGATGCTGCTATTGCACCCCCAATCTCAGCCCCGCTTAACCCGTATAAGCCAATCGCCCACTCAGCCTTTACCATGCTGATGCTGATTTTTATTTCCGCTGGTGTCTTGCCTTTAAATTTTGCAGTCCACTGATTTTGATAAATCGCTTCCATTTTTTTAAAAATCGCATCAACCCATTTCTCTTTCAACCGATTCTCTGAGCTGCTCGGAGAGGATGCTGCTGACTGTTGCATGACTTTCTTGGTTGCTAAGTTGCCTATTGCCTGCATTAGTTTGTCCTTGGTTTTTAAATTCAACTTGGCGCTTATGCCACCCTCTTGCGGCGGCCTGCCAATTTTTCATTTTGTTTTTGCCTACTTGCCACCCGTTGGATTCGTAATAATCAAAAAAACCAGTTAGGTTTAATTTTTCACTGGTGGATAGGTTTTGTATTTCATCGGGCGATGGCGGTTTAAAAATAACGCGCGGTATTTTTTCTTTTTTCTTTTTTTCTTTTATATCTGTATCTGTATCTGTATCTGTATCTGTATCTAGGGCGTTACTTTTTGTTTCTGTAACGTTACACTCTTGTTTCTTCCTTGCTCTATGCTTCGCAACCCTTGATGCACTTGAGTCTGAGGTAAACTGCCTTTTATCCCATGCAGTAGGTTTGTTATCCTCACCTATAAGACCCTTACTAACTAGCACCCCTTTTGTGGTGATGTACTCATCGTTACTTATGCGAAGCTGAAACGCCACTTCATCATCATGTAACGTTACATCGTCGTTACTGCAACGTAAGCAGAGCAACATTAGGTAACGTCTTTGCATTTTTTCATCAAGCATTTGTATTTTTGGATCCGTCGCAAATTCGCTATACATCCTGAACCACTGATTAGCCATTAATCATCCCTCCTTAATTTGTTAATGTTTTTCTGGCTAAAACTCTTAACGCTTCAGCTTCTTCTTTAGGCATACTTACTACGTCCCCATTGCACTCAATGAGCTTTAGGCCTAAAGCATTAAAAAGCCCCTCCAGTTCACACAGCTTTATTCCGCGCTCACCCGAAGCAAGACGACTAACAAAGCTTTCGTCATGCCCTATTGATTGAGCTACTGATATATTTTTAGCGCTGGCAATCTTGCGCAAAATAATTGATTCAATCTTGCTATTCATTGGCGATAAGTTTTTTTAAGATGCAATTGAAAGATTACTTTCCGGAAAAAGCTCTTCAATCGTGGATTTACCCGCAATTAAATAACGCATTTTTTTACGCTCGTCCTCGGTGGGTGTATAGCCCACGTTTTTAGCAAGCTTTGCTGGTCTTGAATTAGGCTTATATAAAATGCACTTTGCCGCGTGTGTCGCGCAATAATTAGATAGCACTAAAAAGTCTAGGAATTTCATTTTGTAGCCCTTGAAAGTAACAATAAACACAAGTTTACTTATTTAGTAAATATCAGTCAACAATAGTTTACCTTTTTGCATATTTATCTTTTTCGTAAACAGTTTATTATTTACAGCAACATTTGGAGGAAGTCGTGCTATTAGATATAAAAGAGATCAGGCGTAACAATTTAGAATTGGCAATAAAAAAAATAGGCTCAGCAGCAAAACTTTATGCGGCATCTGGAGTCTCTCCATCAGCCATAAGCCAGATGAGAAGTGGAACTAAAAATATAGGCGAGAAAATAGCGAGGAAAATAGAGACGGCACTAACGCTTCCTGTTGCCTGGATGGACCAAGCGCACGACAGTCAAAATATTCACTCCAACACAGAACCAGGCCCCGACATTTCAGGAAAAGTTCCTTTGATTTCATGGGTACAAGCGGGGGCATGGGCAGAAGTCATAGATAACTTTCACCCGGGGGATGCTGAGGATTGGATAGAAACTACTGCAAAAGTAAGCAGCCAGTCATTTGCATTACGCATCAAAGGTGACTCAATGACCAACCCACACGGCACACCTTCGCTTCCTGAAGGTAGCATGGTAATCATTGACCCTAACGCCCACTGTGATAATGGAAATATAGTAGTTGCTAGGCTTAATGACTCAATGGAGGCGACTATTAAGAAATTAGTTATTGATGGTGGGCAAAGATATTTAAAGCCGTTAAACCCCGCTTACCCAACAATACCAATAAATGGAAATTGTCATATTATTGGTAGAGCTGTTCGGGTTGAGTTGGATTTATAATAATTACAATTTGGAGTGTAATAAATGAATGATATCGAATACGCAGGTTTTTGGATTAGATCAGGAGCAGCAATTATTGATACGATTCTCTCGCTCATCATCATCCTTCCATTAATGGATGCTATCTATGGAGATACATACTGGTTAAGTGATGCTACCGTTTTAGGTTTCTGGGATATCATCTTGAACTACATTCTTCCTGCAGTTGCCTTCATTATGTTCTGGGTTTATAAATCAGCGACACCTGGAAAAATGGCCACCAAATTAACTATTGTTGATGCTAAGACAGGTGGCAAACCCAGTACAAAGCAGTTCATCATTCGATATTTAGGGTATTACGTTTCTATATTGCCTTTATTTCTCGGCATAATTTGGGTTGGTATTGATAAACGAAAACAAGGGTTTCACGACATGCTTGCTGGGACGGTTGTTATTAGAAGTACGAAGGCTGAACCGGTTAAGTTTGAGAGCCCGTAAATTTCTAGTATGATTTCACCTAACAGTTTAAAGTGGCTTCAAAAGCTATTTTCCCACTTAAAGCTACTTAATATCTAAAATTAGATTTCATAAAGCATTTATATACATATGAGCAATAATCGACACCAAAGAAAAGATATTCCTAACAATCAGCTATTTTTTGACACTAAAAACCCAAGGTTGGCTGGTGAATCATTTACCAGCTCTAATGATATACCTATTATCCAACACTTATGCGAAACGTCGGATATTACGGAGCTAGTTATTTCTATCTTAAAAAATGGCTTTGTTGATTTTGAACCCATCGTAGTTATTAAAGATGATAACGATAACTTTCGTGTACTTGAGGGAAATAGGCGCCTTGCGGCAATAAAATTATTACTAAACCCATCTCTATCTCAACAACTTGAGCAAACATTAAAATATAATATTGAACACCCAATTCCTTCTAGTGTTGAAATATCAATTAAAGAGATTCCAACTATTGTCGTTAAGAAAGAAGAGGATGCTAATGCTTATATTGGTTTTAAGCATATTAACGGCCCACACAAATGGACCTCTTTTGCTAAAGCTAAATTTGTTACTCAATGGTTCAAAAAACAGGTTCCATTAGAAGAAATAGCTAAACGTGTTGGTGATAAAAATCAAACTGTTAAAGACCTTATTGCTGGGATGCTTGTACTAGAGCAAGCAGAAGAAGAAGAATTATTTGATATATCCGATCGCACTAAACGAGGTGTTTTTGGGTTTTCACATCTTTACACAGCACTCAACCGAAAAGAATACAGAAACTTTATTGGGCTTAGTAAAGACTGGACAGACAACTTATCTGAAAACCCAGTGCCCCTTGATTGTTTAAATAATTTAGAAACCACATTGCAATATATGTATGGATCTAAAAGTAAAAACATTGAATCCGTAATAAAATCACAAAACCCTAATTTAAGAGAGCTAGGGCAAGTATTAATTCACCCGGTTGCACGTCAAACACTGCTGGAAAGCAACTCCCTTGGTATGGCGCTAGAAGAAACAGAAAAAAAATCTTCTTTATTTGAAAAATCACTCATATCAGCCAATATCCAGTTAAAAAAATCAGCAACTCTAGTATCTAGTTATGATGGCAACGAATATTTATTAGAAACAGCAAAAGAAATGGAGGGCGCCATTAGAGTTCTTGTGAGCAGCATGGAGAAGCTCTCCTATGACAAATAAAATAACCCCCTCACACACAGCCCCTATTGATGAAGACATAAGCAATCTAACTGACTGGGTAGAATTAAAAACCATTTTTTCTGACTATAACGCCTTCAATTTATCTGATTTATCCAGTTTAACTGAAGAGTACGAAGACGATGAAAATATTGACTTTTCAGAGCAAGACTTAGATAACGAAGAAAGTTATATCAAAGTTTGTGATGAAATTGCTAATCGAGCGAAAACTCTGGGTGATGCTTACCCATTTTGCTTCGAAAATAATGACACCGAAATCAGCTTACACAACAGCGCATTTAATATCGGCCAGTGGATTTACCTTTATTGCCTGGTTATTTCACATAGAAAAGCCGATACGGTCAATATCACCGATTTTAGCCTGACTAATGATGATAGAGACATCCTTCAGATTGCATCCGTTTATGCAGCTGTTGGACATATTGGCGATGCCTTTTCATTTGGTTTTCCTAGACCCGAGAATAGTAATTTTTTTGATGCTCTTAAAAATACATTCACAAAAATGGGCGAAGGATCACCCTTAAACGAAGTTAGACCAGGATACAGTTCAGCAGTTAAGGATGGCGAAGTCGATATTGTAGCCTGGCAAGCAATGAATGATGGCCTTCCTGGTAAACTTTTTTTGCTAGGGCAAGTCGCCACCGGAAATAACTGGACAGATAAATCTATTATAGGAGCTATGGAATATTTCTTTGGAGCCTATTTTAGCGAAAAGCCAGCAAGCAAGGCTATTCCTGCTATGTTTATTCCATTTTGCATAGAAGAACAATATGGTGGCTCGCGTCATCAAGTAATGCAAAATCATAGCAGTCGGTTTGGGATTATTTATTACCGTTTAAGGCTCCCTTATTACGCCCTAATTGGATTTAACAAACCTAATAACTTCCACAGAAAAGACGAATCCGACAAGATTATGGGGTTTGTTCAACAGCAACTAGGCGATCAACTGCCCGACACTGTCTGCACTGCTTAATTCTGGTGAAAAAACCACCAGCTCTGAGCCTCTACGCTTAATCTGTGCTGAGTAATTTATAGAAAACGGCCTAGGTTGATGGCGTTGATACAATTGAAAAATTTCAGGTGTATTATCATAGGTCAACATCCAAGGCTGCTTAATTTCATCTATAACCTTTGCTAAATGCACATGATCATTATGATTAAAAAAGTTCTGATAGAGCGCCTTGCCTTTATTGTAATAAGGCGGGTCAATATTTATTAATACTCTATCCCCCAAATTATTAACCTTAGTTTTCAAAAAGTCACTCGCATCTAAATTAGTTAACGTAACTCGACTTGAATGCTCAGAAATCTTTCTAACTTTATCAATCAACTTTTTCTTATTAAAACGGCAATCAAGCTTATAGCTCCCTGCCTGGGCTTTACCACCTATAACTCCAGCATTAATAATCCCAGAGCGATTAACCCGGTTCAAAAAAAAAGTGGAAAATCCTAGTTCTAAACCTGCTATTTGCTGCTTCTGTATTTGTTTTTGAGAATACCACTGATCAATAGTAATTGGTGTATCTGCAATCAATTCGCATAGCTCATCCGTCCGGTTAAGGACTGCATCCCAAAAACAAAAAATAGAGAGCGATAAATCATTAATAACAACCTTTTCAACTTGGTTACTAAATAATAGTTTCCAAGCAATGCCGCACCCACCAGCAAAAGGCTCCACATAGACCCCGCCTTCTAGTCCATTCTCTGTAATTAAGTTTTCAACAAACTTGGTTAACTGTGTTTTACCACCGGGATAACGAAGCGGGGAAGGCGTTACTGGCATATAAATAAATTAGTAGTGAGATCAAAGGTATTTTACAATAATTAAATCAGTTTTGGCCACTCATTAAAGTATATTAAGCACACCACCCTTCCCGCTTCCCGCCGCTATACTTCCTAGCCATCCCCTGATTCACCAAAACCTCACCCAAATTCTTACCATCCACATAAACATCAGCAATAATTCTAAAATACTTCCCACGCTTCATATTACGCAGTTCAATCTTTTTGGCTTCTCTTAGCATCGCAACTGTTGCTTGCTTAGCTGCTCGCGCCATATCCTTCTCTTTTTGGCATTTGCCACGCATTTCAGCAGCATCAATGCCATTAACTCGAATAGACATACTTTTGCCAATAATATCTGGCCACCCTTCAATCGATGCTCTGAATGTATCCGCATCGTAAATACTGCGAACCTCTGAAACAACAACATTCCCGTAGTTTTTACTTTTTGCAGAAACAGAAAACGAAATAGCTAATAACAAAACAAACAACATTGATTTCTTCATGAATCACCTATCTTAAGTCTGAGTAAATTTCATTATATCGGCCTTACCCACCCACAAAACATAAATTCACTTAATTTTTTATATCCATGAAGGCCGCATTGTTGCTGTTTTTTTTGTGCGCTAAATAAATAGTTTACTTTTTTATTAAACTTTATTCTTGCTGTTTGTTTATCAAATAAGTAAACTAAAGCCCTGTTCGAGACTGTTCAGAACAAAATTTTTAAAGGGCTAAGAAAATGAAAACTTTACCACAATGCATAACATCTTCTCGATGGCTGCCAGCATCATCAAAGCGCTACACATCTAAACGATCAAAAATACAAAATTACATGCGCTTTATTGAAATTGGAAAAACAAATTTAAGTTAAATCCTCCCTACCTCGTCCCTCTTCGGAGGGGCATTTTTTTGGAGCTACACAAATGAATTACCAAGAAGCAAAAAAACTAATTGAAGAGATTGGACTGCCTTATGAGGTCGAAATTTCATGCCTTGAAGCGGCTAAGGAATACAAGGGTGAATTTGACGATGATTACTGTTCCGCATGCGATGGTTCAGGCGAAGGAAGCCATGACGGTTCGCGCTGTGAAAACTGCAAAGGTTCGGGTGTTGATGCAGAGCAAGAAAATGATGATTACGATTTTCAAGAGGCAGCTTAATCATGATTAATAACGCGATATTAACTGATCGTTTGTTTTGGGTCCTGCATTCAGTAGCTAAGCAAGTTTCTGCCCACGGCGGCTGTCGAATATGTCAGGACGCTAGTGCAATTTATGCAAAAAAACTTTTATTAGAAGGTAGTTCTGGAGCATCTGCAATTTTTCTTGCCGTAACTTTAGGCAAAAAAATGAGCAATGAAATGCTGGAAAATAAAATAGCATTTAACCGACGCATGACACTGGAGGCTTAAATGAAAAATTACACAGTAAATATTCAATTCAAACGTGGAGCTGATTTTTCAACGCTTCTTTTAGAACAACCAAGTAGCGAAGAGGCAAAGGCAACCGCCGTTTATATCGCTAGACAAAATGGCTTTCATGCTGCAATCAAAAAAACTTCGGCAATTGTCGAAAAGGATTAAAAAATGCTAACTCCTGAGCAATTAGAATTTAGAAAATCAGGCATTGGTGGTTCTGATGTCGCAACTATCCTTGGCTTAAATCCATATAAAACTAAGTTTGAACTTTATATGGAAAAAACAGGCCAAGTTGAACCTGAAAACCTTGACGATAATGACGCGGTTTCCTTCGGTAATATTATCGAAAATACGATTGGTGAATTTTATACCCATAAAACAGGTGTAAAGCTGCGTAATAAACTGCAAACGGTTCGTCATCCCAAGCACGATTGGCTGGTTGCTAATATTGATAAAAAGGTCGAGGGTGAACGTAAAGGTGTAGAAATTAAAAATGTCGGCTCTCATGCTGCGTGGGCGTGGGGAAAAGATGGAACGGATGAAGTGGCTGAATATTATATGCCTCAACCGATGCATTACATGCTGGTGCTTGATTATGACGCTTGGGACGTGGCGGCCTATTTTGGCGGTGCTGAATTAAAAATTTACCCGCTTTACCGTGATAAAGAATTTGACGAGTTGATTATTGATATTACTCACGATTTTTGGCACCAAAACGTTCTGGCTAAAGTTCCGCCTGAAATTGATTACGACCATGCTTCTACTGAGTCGCTTTTAAAGCGTATTAACCCCGGCACTGATGGAACTGAAAAAGATATTTCTGAACTGGATTATTGGCATCGTGTCCGCATTGAAGCCGCTGCTAAATCTAAAGAATATGACGCTATTGCTTCTGGTGCTAAAAATCACATTTTAGAGGCTGTCGGCTCTTCTGCTTCGGGTTTGATTGACGGTGTGGGTAGTTACAATCGAAAAATAGTTAAACGCAAAGGGTTCACTGTTGAACCGACCGAATATATGAATATGACTTTCAAAAAAGAGGCGAAAAAATGAGTACATTAGCCACCGAAGTACAAGCAGAATTACAAACAATAACAGAGCCAAATAGCACAACTGAAATGCTGTTAAACCCTCAAGTAATGGAACAAATGCAAGGACTAGCAAATATGATGGCTTCGGGAAAAAGCACGGTCCCCAAGCATTTACAGCAATCACCTGGTGATTGTTTCGCAATTATTATGCAAGCAGCACAGTGGCGGATGAACCCCTTTGCAGTAGCCCAAAAAACTCATATTGTTAATGGTGTCCTCGGTTATGAAGCTCAATTAGTTAATGCAGTTATTAGCTCAAGTAATGCAATTGTTGGCCGGTTTCATTATGAATATAAGGGGGATTGGTCTAGTGATGCAGATCCTAAGTCGTTTGTTCGCGTTGGGGCATTAATTAAAGGTGAGGATGAGATAACTTGGGGAGAATGGCTTTCCCCTGCGACAGTTAAAACAAAAAACTCACCCTTATGGAAAACTGCGCCAAAGCAACAATCCGCCTATTTAGTGCTCAAATATTGGGCTAGGATTTATTGTCCATCCGTTATCTTGGGAGTTTATACGCCAGAGGAAGTTGAAGATAAAAAACAGGATGAACGAGAAATAAATCCCACAGCTACAACTAGCCGTGCTGCAGCCTTAAAGGAAAAGGTTAAATCTCAGAAAAAACCAAAAGCACCTGTTTCCGAGGTTGAGCCAGTTCCTGAAAATTCTGAACCATCCTCTTCTGGTGAAATAACGCTTGATTATGTTTGCAAGAAAATAATTGATGCAAAAAATACCGATGATTTATCAGATGCAGCTGACTTGGCTAACTACCTAAATGATACGGATAAAGAAATAGCACGTGAAAAATACCAAGTCAAAGCTACTGAATTAAAACCTTCTTAAATTAACAGAAGGAATTATCAGACTTTATTGACGAAAGAATGGATTTATTGCGCGCTTAAATAATAAGAAGATTTTCAGTTAAAAAACAGAGAGAGAGATCAAATGAAAGAACTGTCAGAAATAATCAAAGAAAAAACTTCTGAAATGATTAGCAGCGGAAAAGTTGAAGAAATTATCGCTCAAAACATCGAGACTTCAATCAAAGCTGCTATTGAAGAATCACTGAGATCATATAGCGACTTCGGTAAATCACTAAAGAGCGCTGTTAACGATGCGATTGCATGCGACCAAAGGCAAATTGAACTGCCTGCATACAACCTATTTGTACAAGAAGTTGCTCATAAAAAATTCATGGAGGTCATGCATGCTGATGCAGCAGACCACCTTGAAAAACTAATTGGCGAAGTCGTTAAGCCGATCAAAAAGCACGAAAAAACGTCTGTCCTGTTAGAGCAAATAAAAGAAATTCTGCAAGAGAAAGCGATTGAAAATGGCCACGATCAAATATCGATTGATAGTAGCTACAACGACGATGAAACAGCTATATATGTAAAATTTAATGACCCTGAGTATGAAAACGAAAGTGTAAAACTAACCCTTTATAACTTCAACCATAACAAAGAAAACACATGGCACATCGGGTACATAAATACTAATGATACCTGCATAACACGAGGCTCCAAAAAAATAGCTGGATCTGGATTTGGATACCTCTCTGATCTACTTTTCAAATATTACGCAATGCAAACAGAGTTTGAAATGGATGAGGAATTTGAAGATATATACGTCGGAATTGATTAGCAGTTAGACAGCAAACGGACTTGCAGGTATCGGTGGGCTAGTGCCAGAACCCCATCTGTTACATTTGAACCAAGCCTTGATCAACAATTCATCGAGTAACCGGCTACCGCACGATACGCGGCTTTAATTAACCTAGGGACTAATTATGCACAACACAAATCAAAAACCACCCCAAAGAAATCCGCTGGAAACCATTGGCCAAGGCATGTTTTCACCTTCGCCTTTTATTGCCATTACTGATCCTATTTTATTTAACACCTGCTTAGCTATGACAGCGAGCAATGATGAAGTTAGGCATTATTTACAATATCTACTCATTAGCCCTGAAAAAAATACAGTAACAGGCTCTTGTGGTAGTGCGCTTGCATCCGGGCAAGCACTTAATTTTTCAGCATGGAATAGTAAAAGTGACCTTCTAATCCTTCCCGCACAAAAGCTACCGAAAGAAACGCGCGGGGCCAGAATCAATGTCAAAGAAAAGACAATCACCGGTCGTGCTAAAAAAGGCCGCTTCAATATTCCTTTTTTAATATTAGACGCAAAATACCCAAGTTTTAATAGTATTGAGCCAACTAATGAAAATACAGTCATAGACAATAAGCGCACCTGCTTCAATGTCAAGCTACTAATGAAGATGCAAAAAGCGTCACAGTGCGAGATCGTGACTATCTCGGCACACAGAAGCGTCATTAGCAACTTATTTTACTCGGTTGACCTGCATTCTAAAAGAATCACAAGCCCATACCGCGCAATCATCATGCCCTGCAATGCCTAGAGGGAGGGGGGATAAAGAAATGACTGTAGAACCGTTTAATAACTTAGTGTTTGATCGCGTCGAATACCGCATTGCAACAGGCAAGACCTATGCGTTTGTAACCTGTATCGATAAAGGAAGCACAGGCAAAGGCACAGAAGAAAAACGCTACTGGGGTGAAGTTGACGAAAGAGACAGCGCCAGCGAATTGCATCACATTATGGGCTATGGCGCAAAATGGGACAACATACCTTAACCAATCAGAATAATAGCCAGCAACTCAACATTGAGAAATTTATGACGACACAGGAATTAAACCTTTTTTGGAGCGCAAGAGACATAAAAATATGGGTTGTCACCCTTACTGGTACTGGTGGAAATATAAAGACAGATAAAAAAATTGTTAGAGCTAAAACCGAAGAAAGAGCTTTAATCTGCGCCAAAAATAACAGCATGACATTTCATAATAAACGCTGTCATGGTACTGCGAGATATGCGCACCCGATCAACGATTTGCACTGCACCACAGCATGAGAAAAAGTGATAATTTAAAAATAACAGGGAGATACTAAGTGAGGTCACTTAATGCAGCAGAAGCAGCAACCTTTCTGCATATGAACGAAGTAGTTTTATGCAGAAAGGCCAAACAGGGCGATATTCCCGGTAGAAAAGCGGGGAAATGCTGGGTATTTATTGAAGAACATCTTGCAGACTGGGTATCAGGTCGTTATCCTGATAAACGAGAATTGCGAGTGGTTGACAACAAAAAACAAGAGGATAAAAAATGTCAATCTATAAGCGTGGCGAAACTTGGTGGATTCAACTCACCGCAAAAAACGGAAGACGTATACAACAATCTTCTTCAACTAAAATAAAAAGGGAGGCTCAAGAGTTACACGATAAATTAAAAAGTGATTTATGGCGGCAATCTAACTTTGATGAAAAGCCAAGGCGATCATGGCAAGAAACAGTCGTTAGATGGTTAAGCGAGCAAGAGCATAGAAAAAGCGCAGGTGATGATATGAAATTCCTGCGCTGGCTCAATACTTACTTAAAAGATGCTTACTTAGATCAAATCGATAGAGATATGATTGATTTTTTAAAATCAAAAAAGTTAGCGACTGGCGTTACTAATAATACAGTAAATCATACTCTAGCGTTTATTCGTTCTGTTTTAAATAAAGCTAAAAACGAATGGCAGTGGATAGATGTTGTTCCACCCATAAAAATGCTGGCAGTAAAAAAAGCCCGTATTCGATGGATAACAAAATCAGAAGCTGAAATTTTATTTAAAGAACTTCCTGAACACCTTGAAGCAATGGCACGATTCAGCCTAGCAACAGGATTAAGGGAGTCTAATGTGACCGGTTTATTATGGGAGCAAATTGATATGCAGCGGCATTGCGCTTGGATTCATGCAGATCAAGCAAAAGCTAATAAAGATATTGCGGTACCTTTAAATGCCGAAGCACTAGCTGTTATTCGTGCTCAAATAGGAAAACATCAAACCAATGTATTTACCTACAAAGAAAAGCCAATTTTAAAGGCTGGTGTTAGGGCTTGGAGAAAATCACTTGAAAGAGCTGGAATAGAAAATTTTAGGTGGCATGACTTAAGACATACTTGGGCAAGCTGGCATGTACAAAATGGAACACCATTAAATGCTTTACAAGAATTAGGGGGTTGGGCTGATGTAACAATGGTCATGAGATATGCGCATCTTTCGAGTGAACATTTGAAAGACTACGCTAAAAATATTGAAAACCTTGAAGATAATAATGTTACAAATTTACTACAGTTGAAAAGTAATAGAATTTGAAATCTTCATAAGTTATTGAAATAAATGGTGGCGATACCGAGAATTGAACTTGGGACCCCAGGGTTATGAATCCTGTGCTCTAACCGGACTGAGCTATATCGCCACACGTTCTTTAGTTATCTAATCAACTAAAGA